AGGCCACTGCGATCTATGTGAACAGCCTGAGTGACATTGCCAACACTCATGAAGTTCTTCATTGTGATAGTTTTTAATTTAAGCATTTAATCCTTGATAGATATCCGTTAGTAGTTTCTTGTCTATAAACTCGCTGTCAACTAAGTTTAATTGATTATACACTATTTGGTCAACACTTTCAACCTCTATATTTGCCTCTTCAGCCCAATCAATTGCATGATCATCACGTTTGACTGGTACTAAACTGAATTCACGTAGGTTGTAATCTTTTGTCAGTGTTTCTTTGAGAAAGTTTGCTTCTTCATAGCTAACATTTACATCCATTGCCACACGAGCATAAACATTGCTGTCCAAGTATTGTTCTGGTTTATCAACCAATTGGCTCAATGGTATTGTAATATACTTTGGTCCAGAATAGTCTACATACTCAGGCTTGCCTCCCCATTCCAAAAACATAGCACCACGTTCGTGATCCCAAGCATCTGCATAGTTGTGTCCAAACGGTGAACCCAAATAGTGTACGTTCTTTTTGCTTTGTCTTTTGTGAAAATGTCCTGAAAACACATATTCAGGATGTGCAAAATCATCTGCTTTGAGCTCTCCGTGATCAGGCATGTCTACCATAGCATTCATTTTAAAGTAGGGCAACTCAAAATGTCCAAACACATAACGTGATTTGATCTTCTTCATGTTTTTCCATTCATCGCCTACTAACCACGGAACTAATGCAACACCGTTTTCTTCAAGCATAGCATCATTAACCATGTGTACATTATGATGCAATCCAGCATAAGGCATGCTGTTTATTTCACGTTTTTCACGATAGTATAAATCATGATTGCCCATTATCATGTATACATTTTTAAATGTTTCTGCTAGAAAACCTACGTTGCTCACACTATAGTTTAATGTGCTGGTGTTCAGTGTAGCTCTATGGTGATGCCAATCGCCTAAGAATATACAGGTTTCAGCACCACGTTTCTTTGCTTCTTCACAGAACCACAATACAAAAGCCTCACAATCATTGTTGTAGGTTCTATTGTTGTTTTTGTTGCCAAAATGAATATCTGTGAAACAAGCGACCTTGTCAAAAAATTGCATTTGATTTACCTGCTGGTTGGAGGAACTGTAGTATTCTCGTCAAGTTCTTTCATTTTCATTTCGTGTTCAATCTGTCTTGTCCAGCTAGGATTTTGTCCTGCTTCTATCAACAAGTCATCTCTGATGTTTTGATTGCGTTTTTCCAAATTTAGAACTCGTGTAAAGCTATTAGTTATGGCGGCTGTGTAGTATGCAAATGGATTCTGTGATTTGCTTTCGTCAAACTGCAAACCAATTTGTGATAGCTGTAGTAGTGCTTGACTACGCATTTCATCTACGTAGGTATAGCCACGCCAGTTACTTCTCATACTATAACGTTGACACAACATCATAAACATTTTTGCTAGTTTAGGAGTTATTGTTCCGTGATCTATACTAAAATGTCCGTTGCCTAGTCCGCCTTCCCAGTGACTGCGTAGCACTTCTTCCCATTCTCCTTTTTTAAGTCTTACATGTTTGAAAGGAGGATAGTTACATCTTGAATGATGATCTGCTACAGTTTTTGGTTTGTTTTTTCGTTGTTCAAGCGGAATATGTTCAAATGTCATTATACGCACAACCAAATCATTTTTATCTATAGTGTCTGGATCTACAACAAACTGATTTTGTTTTGGTTTTTGACTGCGTTTGCCATTCATTTCTTCCCATTCCAACATAGCTTGTTCGTACATACGTTCTTTCATACGTTTAGCTCTGTTGGCCTTGGCTTCTGCTATAGCTTCATCTGTGATGTCATCCATGCTTTGCACAATAACATCATATTCTGCATCTTCTTCTTCGTTGTACCAACAGAAACTAAGTTTGCTTTTGTGAATTTCTGCCAGCAAGTCTTTATTGTTAAGATAATTTACTCTTTTTGCCATTGAACCTCTTTCTATTCTGTGTTAGTATAGCGTGTCTACAACCAAAAGTCAACGGTTTTTCTCCTGGCTAAATACAATTAACAGAGGTATTCGTATGAGATTTAGTGAAATTACAGAAGCAGTAGCAGACAATGTCGTAGTTTTCTATGGCGGTAGATTCCAACCCATGCATCTTGCACACAAACAGGTTTATCAACATTTGGTTGAGAAGTTTGGACCCGCTAATGTATTTATCGCTACAACCTTCAGTCAAAAAGCACAAAAGGCACATGTTATGGGTGATTTCAGCAGTGATCCATTTACCTTTGATGAAAAGAAATCAATCATGTCTGCTATGCATGGAATACCTGCAGATAGGATAGTAAACACAAATCCTTACAGACCAGATCCAAATCTAGTAGGACGAAAACCAGAATCTACTGCCGTTGTCATAGTATACAGTGCCAAAGATGCTGGAAGATTAAGCACCAGCGGATCTCTAAAACCATACAAAGATGGTGAGCTACAACCAACAACTGAAGTGCCAGCCTATGTTTATGTTGCACCTGAAATGATGGGTGGCATGAGTGCTAGTGACTTTAGATCAGCTATGAGCAGTGACAGTGATGAAACTGCAAAGAAAAAAGTGTTTCAGCAGTTTTTTGGAAAATTTGATCAAAAGGTCTTTGATTTTATAAACAAAAGGTTGAACAATGATAGCTGATAAACGTGCTAGGTTAACAGTCAAAGGTAGTTACAATTTACCACTACAAGGTCCAGGACAAAATTTGAAAGCAAGTGGAGATGCTAAAAGTTTGGTTTTTCCATACAATCCTACTATTACATATTCAAGACCAGCAAATTATGGAGCATATGATCTTGCTCACACAAACTATCAACCTAGATTTTTTAGCAATACTTCATCGCCAAACATACAGTTAACAGCATTGTTTACCAACAATACTGTTGATGAAATGAATTATACCATTGGAGCACTGCATTTTTTACGTGTGGTAAGTTTGATGCACTATGGTGAGAATGATGAATTTAGAGGTACACCACCACCCGTTTTGCTTTTTAGTGCATATGGTAAAAACAACTATCAAAATTTTCCAGTGGTTGTAACATCCGTTGATTATACGTTGGACAGCGATTTAGATTATGTTGAGTCTGAAGATGGAACTAATTTGCCAGCACAACTGTTTATTGCAGTTTCACTAGCACATCAGCCTGATTTGATTTCTACAAGAAAAGATTTTACAATTGATGCTATAGCAAATGGCAGTTTATTGGGTAGAGGATTTATATAATGACCTATTATCGTAATGACAGTCATCTTGCTGGTACTAAAACAAATTCTAAATTTACAGAATTATATGAACCAGCTAATCAATTATTCAATAGTGATATACAAAAGGTTACCATTGAATCCAAGCACAATAGACGACCAGATCTAGCCGCACAGGATCTACTGGGCAATCATAGGCTATGGTGGATATTCATGCACTTCAATCCTGACACACTCAAAGATCCAGTAGCAGATTTTACTTCAGGAAAAATTATAAATGTTCCTAAACAAAAAGCAAGCACAAGCACAGTGAGGCTGTAATATGCCAAAAAATATCATAGATGTAATGAATGACACTTTTGACACTACCGGTAGACCTGGTGATGATGTTAAAATTATTGAAATACCAGATTTCATAACTGGTGGTGAAATAGAAATCAATAAAGGTGCTGATGTAGAAGATGATAACGAAGAGCTTGATCTAAGTGGTTTGAGAAAAGACAACAAAGTTACAAAACCAAAAATATCAGATGATTTTTACAATGATGCAATTATACGTGAGTCAGAATATAGAAAAAGCAAAGAACTAGATGCATACAAAGATGAACTAGCCAGTGAGTTACCACAGCAGGTATGGCAAGAAAATATCCTCAATAACTTTGACAATCCTACCTATCATCTAACTTTGTACGTTGGTACCAAACCAGATATACAACTAGATCAATACAAACAACGAGGAGTTATTGTAGCTGAAACTGGATCTACTACACGTTTTCACATTGATAATCTTGAAGTAGCATCTCCTGTAGGCGGAAGTGAAATAGTTTCAACAGTGGCACCTCAGATTACATTTCAAATTACTGAACCAAATGGTGCTGGATTTTTTCCAGCGGCAATTACAGCAACAAAACAAATGGGCATTCCGCAGTTTATCAAGGCTGGATTTGCACTGGAAGTAAGATTCAAAGGCAGAAACAAAAGCACCAGCCAGCCATCAAACATAGGTGGCGGAGTGTGGGTTTACAAACTTGTAGTGCTGGACATACAAACCAAACATGGTGTTGATGGTAGTACATACTTTTTTACCACACGAGCAACAAGTCAAATAGCAAATCAACAGGAGTTTGCAACCGTCAAAGAAGAAATCACACTTAGAAATGTTGGAACACTTGGAGAAGCTCTCAAAGATTTGGAAACAAAGCTAACACGATATCATAGGAATTTGGCAATAACCAAAGGTTCACAAACTGAAGATGAAGTAGTGATTAAATTTCCTGGCGAGTGGAGCAAATGGGAGATCTTAGTAGTAGATGCTATTGAAAGCACAGACAAACAAAAAGTAACAAATACTGTACTAGAATCTGGTACACTTATCAAACATTTTTTAGGAACATTGGTCTACTATACAAAACAGTTTGCAGAAAGACTGAAAGATGCAGGTGCTCATATTGACAATGATAATAAGTTTCAAGTAAAAGATTATCTAGGCAAGTACTACAAAATAAAAACTGATGTAGAATTCAAAGATCAATTTGATGAAGCTAGACAAGACTATCCTAAGATTATCACTTATGAAATAATTGAAGTATTGGAAAGAATACAAGTCAAAGAATCACGCTTGAAAGATCTACTTGACGATAAAAGAAAGCAAGAAGCTACAGTGGCGTTGATGATTAGGAAACAACTATTAAACAAAAGATACGATTATCTCAACACTGGATTGAATACAGAAGTAATACAATTTGAAGCAACACTTGATCAATCGCATATTGTACCAGAAGCTATCTATGAAGGTACTACCAGCTATCCACGTAATACAGTAGCAAAAACAACTGAGGCTGTAACTCGAGAACAAGCTCTATCACCAAATGCAAGCTATCAAACACTTCTACTAGCTGAAAAACAAGCAAAACAAGCCGTTCAAGAAGCTAGAAGAAAATTAACCGATCTTGAACGTTCTGGAAGAATAGAGTTTGAAGAAAAACAATTATACAATGAGCTAAAAAAAGCAGAAGCAGATGCTGTAAAATACAGAGATGAAATATCAGCTTTACGACAAGCAAAAGTACAACAAAAAATTATTAGTGCTGACTATCTTGGAGACGTTGTAACTTCTACAGAAAATCTGCTAAGAGAAAGATACCTACCGGTTAAAACCAAACGTAACACTACAACAGATCTATCTGCAATGCTTACTCTAGTTAGAGAAAGACAAATGATCACCAAGCATTTGCTTAATATTGAGTTGGGCATAAAAGGAGATCCATACTGGTTAGGAGAACCAAGTTTCTATGAAGATACCGGTGGTGGTGCTCAATTACACGAAGACAGTACTTTTCCATACGATACCGGACCGCCTTTCTTTTTGTTCAGCATGTTTTTTCCAACAAACTATGATGGCAACGGACAAAGCAGACCATTGTTTAACGCACTATACAGTGGCGTGTATCAAACGTTTACAGTAATACACTCGATGAGAGGTGGGCAATATCAAATTTTTATGACAGCAAAACGTGACACCCAAATACAAGAAGAAGTGGTAAAACAGATGGTTGATAATCTAAAGTTTGAATTACCAGATGGCAAAGACAAACCAACTGTAACTGAAAAAGACGGCAAAGATGAACAACCTAAAACAAGCGACGGTGCTACAGATCTAGGAACAGGCCCACCTGTATCAGAAGATTTATATGAAAGACAAAAACGTGCAGTTGATGTGCTAATGGAAGAAGGACTCACTAGAGATCAAGCCATTGGTATGGTTGCTAACCTTACAGCGGAGAGTGCCTTGCGAACAGATGCCATCAATAGAAACGATGGCGGACCAGGCAAGCACAGTGAAGGTTTGGCACAATGGAATAGAACTAGACTGGACAATCTCAAAAACTTTGCAGGAGTGCCTCTTAGTACGCCAACAAAAGACATACCATTTGATACACAGCTTAGATATATTGCACACGAATTCAAAGGCAGTGGTGGCAATGGTGGTGGTAGTGAATCAGCCGCATGGAACAAAATGCAGAGTGCAAATAATTTACAAGAAGCCACCATCGCTGGTAACTACTATGAAAGATTCAAAGACTACACAGATCCACCTTCAAGCACTAACGAAGTTGGACACAGAATTAAAATTGCAAATGAACTAGTTAATAGATTGAACTCTGAATCAGATCCAAAAAATGAAGGTATAAATTAATGAGCAAAAATTGGACAACTAGAAATACTACTATGGGACATGCTGATGGCAAAATGGATATGCCATCAAGCCACAAGCAACTTCCTAAACAGGGATTGTACCTAGCAAGAGTGGTCAACAACAGCGATCAACAGTACAATGGTAGATTTACAGTTGAACTATTGGACAGCATGAATGAACCTACAACCACGCCTGATCCAGCAGGCCATACCGGAACATTTACTGTAATACCTACTTCGCCTTTTGGTGGTACTACTGACGCTAGTGTTGCCACTGACAATAAAAAATATGCAACCAGTCAAAAAAGTTATGGTATGTCTCCGCAAGCACCTCCAATTGGAGCTACTGTTCTTGTGTTTTTTATCAAAGAACAACAAGAAGGTTTTTATATGGGTAGCATATATGACGTTGATAGAAACTACAGTATTCCAGGACTAGCTCATGCAAAAATAAATGAAAGAGGTGATAGAGGACCTGCTAGTGAACTCAATCCAAACAATAAAGATTATGAAAAGAAAATTAGAGGTGTACACCCTGGGTTTGCAAACACAGTAGAAGCAGGTTTGGCAGGTGATTATATTAGAGGATTGAACAGTAGTGGTATGCGAAGAGATACCATCAACAATGCATTTGGATTTACAACTGCCAGTGGACATAGTTTTGTAATGGATGATGGCGGTAGTGCAGGCACAGATGCTGGTGTTAGAATACGTACAGCCAGTGGAGCTCAAATACTGCTACACGATGAGGCCGCAACAATTTATATCAACAATGCAGTGGGCAGTGCTTATATTGAAATTGACAATGCAGGACATGTTGATGTTTACAGTGCAACCAGTTTCAATGTGCATGCTGAAGAACAGATAAATTTTAAAACAGGTGGTGCATTCAATGTTGAAGCAAACAGCATCAACCTTAAAAGTATTCAAGCTGGCATAAAAATGGAAAGTGCAACAGGCAAAATTGAAATGCACAGTGCAACTGATGTTACTATAAGTGCAGACGGTAACGGCAACCTAAATTTTAGCAGTGGTAATCTACGTGCTACTGCAAATAGAATTGACTGGAATGGACCACCAGCAGATAAGGCCGAAAAGCCTGAAAAAGGTGCTCTCGCTAGAAACACTGGAGTTAAAGAAAGTATAGCTGGCAGAGTGCCAGAACATGAGCCATGGGGCGGGCGTGATACATTTGCCGCCGGTTCAGCCGCCGGAGCAGAATCTAAAGCAGGACCAAGATAATGACTTACAGTGCAACACCAACTGGATCTGGAAGAACACTACAAACACTACAATCATATCCTAGTGCAAAGTTGATAGAATGGAGTGATTTTACTGTTAAAGACTCGTTGGATGCTACAGTTATTGAACCTATAGAAAATCGTGAACTGAGTGCGAAAGCGGTGAGTGTATTACTTTTGAAATACGTTTACAAAATGTACACAGTAAATGGTGTTATAGGCTACAACACTTTAGACACAAACAAAACCTACACCTATGGTATCAGCGAAGCAGATGCATTCAGTGATTGGATAATTGGTATAAAGAAACTTGAAAAAGGTTTAAAAAATGTATTGCCTGCAAAATTTACTATTACTCAATCTCAGTATGATGCACTAGTGCTATTTTTTGTTGTGACAGGACAAATAAACAAAGTTCAAATTGTTGAAGGTTCGTTTGATTTAAAGAATGATATTTTAGCTGGAAACTGGGAAACAGTGGCAAGCAAAATATCATATGACAGTAGAGATTTCAACATAAGCAGACAAATTGGCTCCATGATGATACTAGGCGATTATGGACAACCATTACCACGTACTTGGATGCGTAACAAAGGAATACAAGTCACTCGAAGACAATATGAATTTTTAATCGATGGATATCAGATTAGACAAGCAGAACACAGTTACTATCGTGAAACCCAAAAATTCTTGCCAAATATGAGTGAAATGCGTCAAAGAGAAGTAGTAACGTACTATAGAGCAAATCCTTAAAACCACGGTTTTTTAGCTCATAAATAAATGTATGAGATTTGTAGGATATACCACGGTTGATCAGCCACTTATAGCAAAAGTCTTAACTGACAAGGACCTTGCTATTCAAGATCTTAAAAACAATTTTTTTACACGCAGAGGTGAAAGATTGATGGATCCTGATTTTGGTAGTATTATACCAGAAATGATTTTTGAACCGTTGGATGATATCACTAAGGGCGAAATTCAAGCTGATGCAGAACGTATTATTACACTAGATCCAAGATGGAATCTACTTGAATTTGCAGTAATTGACAACGAACATGATGTAAGACTTCAATTAAAGTTGGAATATTTAGATAGAACAGAAGAGGAAGTTTTCATAGCATATGAAAGAGATCAACTATAATGGCACAGGGTATTAGACAGAACAGTTTATTTGCGGCTGAAGATTTTTCAGTACTATATGAAAGTTTTGCAAACAGCAATTTTAAAGCATATGATTTTGACACCATTCGTACAGCAATGGTAAACTATGTGCAATCAACTTATCCAGAAGAATACAACGACTGGATACAGAGTTCTGAATTTGTAGCACTTATGGATCTAGTAGCATACTTTGGACATAGTCTTGCATTTAGACTTGATTATGCTACACGTGAAAACTTTTTTGGTACAGCTACAAGACGTGAAAGTTTGATTAGACAAAGTAATCTTTTGAACTATAAAATTAGAAGAAACTTGCCAGCTTTTGGACTAATGAAGATTACAGGAATAAGAACAAACGAAATAGTGTATGATGTGAATGGAAATAATCTAGCCAATCAAAAGGTAAATTTTGAAAATGCAGATGAGTATGAAAATTTTATAACTGTGATAAATGCAGTTTTTCAATCCAGCAATCCGTTTGGATCTCCTAGTAGTAGTCAAACAGTTGGCAGTGAAACTATTGATTTTTATAGACTTAACAGCACAGCAGGTCAAATTGTTTTTAAATTTAGTGCTACAGCAAACGGTGAATCAAGTAACTTTGAACTAGTAGGATTAAACTACAACAAGTTAAACGACATAGTTGAAGAAGCAACACCAAATCCAGCGGCAGGATTTGATATCATCTACAAAAACAACAACACAGGCATTGGTGGTGTTGACACAGGATTTTTTATGGGTGTCAAGCAAGGCACATTGAACAACGAAGACTTTGGAATTTCAAGTCCGGTTATCAATAAGATAATTGATATCAACACAGCAGATGTTAACGACACTGATGTATGGGTACAAAATGTAGACAACTCAGGAACAGTTCTAACAAATTGGACTAGTTTAAGCAGTATCGTTGGAGCAAATGTTATCTACAACGCACTTACCAACGCTGACAGAAATATCTACAGTGTTGAAAGTAGAGCACAAAACGAAGTTAGCGTAAAGTTCAGTGATGGAAACTTTGGAAATATACCCAGCGGAATAATTAGAGTTTTTTACAGAACAAGCAAAGATGAAACCTACACACTAAGAACAGTTGATGTAGGAACACAACAGATTAATATGAATTACACTGGAGCAGATGGAAATACATATTCTGCAACCATTGATGTAGAACTTAAACAAAACATTGGTACCGCCAGCAGTGCTGAAACCAATGATGATATAAGATTAAATGCACCACAAACATACAGTGCCCAGGATAGAATGGTGAGTGCTGAAGATTACACAGTGTTTCCATATACTGTAAGTAATAATGTTAGAAAAATTAAAGCACTGAATAGAACACACAGTGGACACAGCAGATTTACAGACAACATTGATCCAACAGGCAACTATCAAGATGTTACACATTTTGGCAGTGATGGAATAATTTATAACAGTGGCGAGCTGAAAAGCAGTGAAATTACGCTACCAACTAATATCAGTAATCTAGGTGTGATAGAACAGTACATAGAACCTTATCTACGTGATGCAGAACTAATAAACTTCTACTATACAAAATTTTCACCACTTACTTTTAACTATACAAAAGCAACCACCAGCAATGGAACAAATGCTTTTAAATGGCAAAATCAAAGCGGAAACACTGGTTATTTGATCAGTGGTGTTGCAAACAATGTACAAAGAGTTGGCAACAGTTCTAGTGGCAATTTGAGATACTTTAAAACAGGTAGTTTGTGTGAATTCATAGTTGACACCAGCACAGACAAAAACTTTGTAGATGGAGAGATCAGCAGTATTGCAGTGGTAAATCAAGGCAGTGGATATACTTCGCCAACAGTTACTATAATTGGAGCAGGCACAGGTGCAACTGCCACAGCTACATTGAGCGGCGGTGCCGTAACTGGTATCCAAGTAACAGCCGCAGGATCAGGCTATGATGAATTTACAGTAGCCCAGATTACAGATTCAGGAAGTGGATCTGGTTGTAGTTTGAAAGTCAATGTAGGCAATTTGTCTACAGTATGGGCTAGAGTTACAAATGTTGTTGTAGATGGTTTGGGTGTTAATGATACCAATGGTAACAGCACAGGCATTACAGAAAGCGGACTTGGAAGTATTGTTCTCAACAAAGAAATTACAAACAATGCACGACTTAAAAGAGTTTGGCCAGTGTGGAACAGTAGATTTAGTGCAACTGAAAAAGCATCAATAAGCTCAGCGATAGCCTTGAATCAAAGTTTTGGTTTAAGATATGACACGCTGAACAGCAAATGGATTGTTGTAACAACCAACAATATTCCAAGCAGTACAAAAACCAACAACGCTGTGGCTCAATGGAGTTTGACCAATGCAGGCAGTAATTCAAGCACCAACAATGATCAAAGCTGGATCATCAGAGTAGATTATAGTTCAGCTAGGAGAAAATTTATTGCTAGAACAGTGCAGTATATATTTGAAACTGAAGGTAGTACAAAATTTTTCAACAGCAATGAAAGATTAAAACTTGATAGTATTACTGGTAAACCAAAACGCGATAACATAAAAATACTCAAGGTCAACAACAAGTCAGGATCAAGCATAGCGAGGCTAGGCGAAGATTATGTGTTCTACTTTTATGGTAACTTTATAGAAAAAGATGGATTCAATGATCCCAAAAAAGTAAAACTAAGTTTGGGCAATCCAGATAACGGCGATCAGCCAGACATACCAGATTCATTCAGTTTGATAGTTGGAAGCGATACTATAAATCTTGGAACAGTAAAAGAAGAAGGGTATAATTATACTAGGTATTTGTCCACTGGTAGTACTAGTGTATCAGGTAGAGCAACACTAGATTTTAGATATCAGCATGTTGCCACAACAGATAAAAGAATAGATCCATCAAGTGTAAATGTAATTGATCTTTTTGTGCTTACCAACAGCTATCACAATGATTTTACAAATTGGCTTAATAGCACATCAAAAACAAGTTCAAATAAACCACTGCAACCTAGCATTGATGATCTACGTAGGCAATTTGGCAGTTTAGAAAGCAAAAAAGGTGCAAGTGATACAATAGTTTATAGACCAGTAAAATACACAGTGTTGTTTGGCGACTTTGCAGACAACAGTTTGAAAGCCACATTTAGGATTGTAAAAGTACCAGGTACTACATTAACAGATACAGAAATAAAAAGTCAAGTGATAAATGCAATCAATGATTATTTTAGCCCAACTAGATGGGAATTTGGCGAAACATTTTATTTCACTGAATTAAGTGCATATATACATCAACAACTAGCAGGAAGTGTTGCAAGTTTTGTTATCGTTCCACAGGATACACAAAGCACATTTGGTAGTTTGTTTCAAATTACTAGTGCTAGTGATGAATTGTTTATAAGTGGTGCAACTACTGCCGAAGTTGAAATAGTTGAAAATCTTACACGTAGTAATTTACAAAGCACTTCAAGTGGTAGTTTTATAAACAGTGCAGGTTCAACAGGTACATCAACAGGATTGTACAGTACTACCAGTGGTGGTTCAAGTCTAGGCGGCGGTGGAGCCGGCGGAGGCGGAGGCGGATCTGGTGGCGGTGGCTACGGAGGTTATTAATGGCTGAAGACTATAGCACTAAAAACGTTAAAGGTCAATTACCTGGCAACCAGCCTGGTAAAATTAGAAAAGTAGAAAAAGTTAAAACTAACGAGTATCTACCACAGTATCTCAATACACCTGTTAATAAAAAGTTTTTACAAAGCACTCTTGATGCTATGATTAGTAAAAGCAATCTTGAAACTGTTGACAACTATGTTGGCAAAATCAAAGGTGGTTGGTATGATGACAATAAAGATTTTTTGATTGGAACCAAAGATACTGATAAAAGATACTACAACGGACAACCAGGTTATGTTGTAAAAGATGCAGACAATAGTATAATTGATATTACAACAGTTGATGATTTTTTTATCAATCAAAAAAATGTGCTTGGATATACAGGACCAAAACCAAACACAGCAATCTTTAATTATACATATTCTCCACCAATAGACTACGATATGTTTGTGAATTTTACGAACTACTATTGGGTCAAAGATGATTTACCATGCATCAATGTTAAACCAAGTGCACCATTTGATCCAGACACAATGGTAGGACAAACAAGATTCAGTTTAGCAACCAGTGATTTAGGAACTATTGATTTTCTAAATGGCTTTAAAATTAAATTTGCTCCTAATGCCACACAAAACTTTACAGGAGATAATACAACTACAGCATTTACAACAACTGTAAATCAATCAGTATATCCATTGAATATTATTATTGTTAATGGTACACGACAAACCACAGGATTCACTTACACTGGCACAACTTTAACATTTAGTTCAGCACCTGCCACAGACGCAGTAATTGAAGTGTTACATTTCAACATGAGCGATATTAACTATTACGCAAACACTTACATTGTAAACAATGTAGGAAGAAGTATTGAACTGCTACAACTAGAAGATGAACAAGGTAGAACAATTCTAAGTAGAAAAATGTTGTATTCACCTCATCAACCAAGTGGCTTTGATATGGATCCCCATGATAGTCACCCATATGATTACACACAAGTAGAAAATAGATTACAAGACTACGTGTTGATGGAACCTGGTTCATTAGATCAAAATGCATGGAGCAGGAAAAATCAATGGTATCATTATAATGCTATCGTAAGTGCATGTACCATTACAGGCACTGAATTAACCAGTATAGCCAACGATGAGACTCGAGCAAGAAGACCAATTTTACAATTTGAAAAAGATATAATTCTTTACAACTATGGAAAGCAACCAGGCTCAGGCACTGAAAAATTTCCACTGCACAAATTTAATGTAGACTTTGTGACAAAAAGATTTACAGGAACAGACATCATTGGTCAAGCAAATTATAATCTTCTTCAAAATGTTTTAGCATGGAGCGCCAGTACACAATATAATATTGGTGATATTGTCAAAAAGACAGTAGGAACAAGCAGTTGGTATTTTGAAGCAAAAGTTCCAAACATAGGTCAAGATCCATTGGATGCTGACTTGGTGGTTGATACAGTAAATTGGCAACGAGTATATGATTCAGGAATACAGAATGGCGATAGAATAATTTTTATAGGCACAGGTAACACAACCTATGACAACAAAATATTTGAGGTCAGTGGTGCTGGTAGTTCTATTTCACTAACACAAAAATTAAATCCTGCACTCAATGATAAAATACATACCATACAAGGTCCAAACTTTCCAAACAATTATAACGGAGCTGATATAGTCTGGCATGATGATCAATGGAACTTCCCACAACAAAAACTCAGCAAGGGTCAAGCACCACTGTTTGATTTGTATGATGAAAATCAAGCAGAAATAGACACAACATATTCTAATTCAGATTTTGAAGGCAGTACATTAATGAATTACGTGATTAATTCTGCAACCACAGTAGACAATGAATTAGGTTTCAAGGCACAATATAAAACTGATGCAGGAAGCAGTGAACTTGTTTTTGAACATCCGTTGCAAAGCAAAAGATACAATTATGATTTGAATTCTACACCCAAAGAAATTAGAGGTATATATCATTATGCAAAACGCACAGACTCAACTACAGATGCAAAATTACTCTATGGTCCTCACAGAAGACAATTTAATTTGAATAGGACAATTTATGCAAGTGAAACTGCAATAGCTCCAACCAGTGGTGTTGTAACTATTCCTGTTGGATCAGATCACATAAAAAAAGAAAGCAGTATTTGGTATTTTGAATATTCATCACAAGGACATTGGGTAGTAAGAGAACAGCATCAAGACAATCCTATATATATTGAACAAATCCCTACACGGAATCCAGATATCTACATGTATGCTGGACAAACTGCTACAATTAATAAAGATTATATTTCTACAGAAACTGATTTAAGTTTTGTTAAAGAACTAGACGGTGTAACTGCGGCTCCTGGCGTAACAGTGACAGACAACGGTGATACTTTGAGCGTAGCCATAGCAAGCTCAGGATACGATCCTGTATTCCTATACAAGGCAACTGGTGCTGGATCAGGAGCTAGTGGAAAGATTTATGTAGTGCCTGAAGACACAGGCTATGCTGGAAATCTCAACAGTGTTATACATCATATTCACACAGTCACAAAAAATGGAACCAGAGTTGAAAACTACACACTAGGTGCAACAACCACAACACTAACAGGTCTAACCAAAGGCGATGTTATTGAACTACGCTATTTGCCAACTGGAGACAAGCAATCTACCAGTCAATGGTCAACTGGTGTGCATTTCAAAAACAATCCGCTAGGACAGGATCTTGGACAACACACACATGCTGATCTTAGAGATCACTTTTCAAACAAAATGACCAGTCTTCCAGGACAGTATGCAAGTAGTATAGGTGTCAGCGACTATTATTTGAGCAGTAAAGATCATCAGTATGGTGGTACTATACTGTCTTCTTCATACAATGCACTGCCTTTTTATATCAAAGATGACAGTAAAAATGTGATTACTCACATACGAAGTATGATGAATGACTATGATAGATTTAAAAAACAATTGGTCAACAAAGCTCAACAGGTGCATAACACAAACAATTTTACCACTACTAGAGAACTGTTCAATGAAACTATGCGACAGTTGAACATTGGAAAAGATAGCAGTTTTAAATACGCAACATCTGGAATGTGTCATTGGTCAAATGCTACAACTGAAACCTTTACAATTTCAGATACCACACAGGTTTTTACACTTGCAAACAGTGAGTCAAATGACAAAATACACACAAAATCAAACGATCATGTTTATGTGTATTTGAAAGACTATGATAGTACAGAGACTAGATATATTCAAAAACTTTTAGTAAGAGGCAAAGATTATACTCTAAATGGCAATCAGCTTACCTTGGATACTTCAGCTAATTTAAATAATAATGTGCCAGCTGTTCTCACTGTAGATCACTACAGCAGATGGACCAACAGTTTTGTGCCATGGACAGTTTCAAAGTTATACTTCAAACCAGAAATTCGGCCTAATAGAATTGGCACTACTCTGCTATGCCACGATGGTGCTCAACACACAGTAGACACCACAGATAATCTACATGAACCAGATAAAAATTTATTCCATTTAGAAACAGCTATACTCACAGAACTTGAAAACAGAGTATATAATGGATTTGCACACACAAAAAATTGGTTCAACAGCACAGAATTCTATCCACGCATTGAAGCTATCAAAGAGAAATATGGAGCAGGTGATAGAGAACACTGGGTCAAAGGCTATAGAGCAGTGTTTGATTATTGGATAGAAAGCAACAACAAAGCGTATCCAAGTCTGGCAAACACTGGCGTTGCAAACTTTAGCAATCAAACTGATGCCAATGGAGTAACGTTGCCTGGTACTCAAGCAGAAGTATTAAAATACCTAACAGGAACTGAAACTCCTCATACCACTCCATGGGAAATGCTTGGCTACTTTGAAAAACCATTTTTCTGGGATACCTACTATGATTGGCGTAGCACAGCTAACGGCGGCTCAGATGCTAAACGTACACAACTGTTAAATGATCTCAAGCTAGGAAGAAAACAAAATCCTGCCGCTCCAAGACCAAATGGATTTAAACTTTACAGTGTAAAAATAGATATAGGCAGTGTAGTGAATGATGCTGGTGCTTTAGTAGATATTGTTACTGCTGGCATTGTTTCAGCAGGTGACGTGACAAAAGATTTTGTGATTGGTGATGGCACTTCAGCTGAAGATGAATTCAAAAAGTCCAGTGCATACAATTTTGCAATAGTAGAAGCAGGTTTAAGAAATGCACCATTGACATATTGGCTTGAATTTGACAATCCATCAGCATTTGATACAATCAGTGCTGGTGTGGATGTAGCTTTCATTAATGTAATGACACGTAGAATACCAACAATTACAGATCCAGTTTACGGAAGTATGATAGCAAATGGAACAATAGATACAATCTCTGTTACAAATCAAGGATCATCCTACAGTAGCTCACCTACTGTTACAATAACTGGTGATGGATCAGGTGCCACAGCTGAAGCTATAGTAGTAAACAATAAAATTGTTGATATCAAAATTACAGCTGGTGGATATGGTTACACCAATGCTGGAGTAACAATTACAGATACAACTGGATATTTTGCAGAAGCAACAGTGAATTTAAAATATAATCAAATGTACAAAACAACTGGCTTTCAAGCCATGGCTTGGTTGTACAACACCTACAATAAAACTGGTATAGACTTGCATGCAAGAAATCAAAAAACTACCAGTCAACCAATTATCAATATTGAAGGTTATACTTCAAAAAATCTTATTAAGGTACGCACACTAGGAAACAGTGCAAAAGCACCATTCGTATTGCAGGACAATGATTTAAGTATTGTACTACAAAAAAGTGCAACAAAAGTTAAGTTTAATTTTAGTGCGGTAAAAATTAAGAAAGTAAGTGCAGGCTATGAAGTTGATGGCTTTGAAATAGACAACAAATATTTCAACTACATTCAATCACTTCAAGGCGGAACGAAGACTATTACACAAAGCGGTCAAAGTGTTACAATTTACAGCAACTATGATGCACAACAAGATGCTAGTGAAGTTGCATATGGCACAACCTATAACGACTTAACTGAACTGTCAAACTTTTTAGCTGGCAGAACTGAGTACATGAAAACAAAAGGATTACAAACTTTTGAATATGATGCTGTGATTAGAGAAATGCTAGAGTGGGCCAGCTCAGCGGCGATCAATGATGTACACTTTGCCTTTGGAAAGAAAGAATTGCTGTTCAAAGATAGCCTTGATAGGTTTGTGGACAGCGTGTATACAACAAACAACACAGTATTGGTTGAGGATAGAACAGAAACACTGTTGACACGTGAGTGTGGACTTTCTAATTTAAAAGCAACTAGAAATGATGAAGGTGCTAAAATCTTTACCAATGATAGTTCTGCAATGCTTAGAATGACAGTGCATTTTGTACAGTATGAACACGTACTCGTACTAGAAAATAAAACACTGTTCAATGATGATGTGCATAGACCTGATATTGCAATGAGTTTTGATACCTATAAACTTGAAGGTAGAAGAACAACAAGCTGGACTGGAGCACCTACCACAGACGGTTATATTGTTGAACGTGGAGGAATACGAAACAATTTTGAAAGCAGTGTTAGAGAAGTTGAAGATGATTACTTTGTTATTGATAGTAACGCAGTGAACACAGAAAAAAGAAAGATTGCTCAAACCAGCATTGGATATAATAAACCAAGTTGGGCTGACACCTTACCTATAAGTGAAGACAATAGTTTTGATTACTATCGTGCTTCTATTCAAACCAAAGGTTCAAAAGAAAATCTTAAAGCACTAGCACGACATCAAGAAGTTGTAGATCCAACCACTGATAGTTTTGAAATTGATGAACAATGGTTGTTTAAAACCAGTGACTTTGCGGCCAATAATAGAAATTACATAGAAATGGAATTCAACGAAAATCTTGTCAAAGTCAATCCGCAAGGTGTTAAAATTGCAAGCGATGGAAATGCAGACAGTTTACTTGACGATATTATTACAATACAAAAAAATGATAAAAGATTAATAACTCCACTAGCAACTACAAACCAATTTAGTTTGGGTAATGATTACTATCATCAGGATGAAAGTACATTCAGTGAATTTGATAGTTGGTTAAAAAATGCAGGATATCCTCTCACATCAGAGATTGATGAACAAGCACTAACAATAAATGATATTCCAGCCTTGTATGATAGTACAAAAGATTACGCAACAATATTGGCATGGGATGATACCACAAGTTATAAACAAGGTGATAAAGTAAGATACCAAGACAAGGTGTATCAAGCATCTGTGGCTTCAACTGGTTTTCAAACTACAACCAATCCTATTACTTGGAATGGTACTGTAAACAATCCTGTTATTCTTCCTGGTAATAGTTTAGTGATTGATGGAAACACTGTTAATCTTGTAAACACAGTTACCACTACAACACTCAATAATATTGTAATTGATTCAGTAGCAAATCCAGTGGTAAATGGTGGTGATACACTAGTAATTGATGGCACAAGTATTACATTTGTTAAAAGTTCAACAACAACCAGCTATCCAGATTTTGCAGTGGCTGGTAGTACGGTAAATCCAACTATTGTAGGCAGTGCCACAAAGACATTAATCATCGCAGGTGTTACTGTAAGTTTTGACGAAACTGAAGCAACTACAGTTAACAGAGATTGGACTTATTGTGTTGGAGATCAAATGACCAGTGCCTCTGTTTCAAGTGTAACAGCCGCAGATAGAATAACAGCTTGGACAAACTTAAGAGCATCATTGCAGAGTGTATACGGAAATGCTACAACTAGAACAAAACTTGATACTTACTTGAACTCCAGTGAAGCAGGTTTTGATACCAGTGTGCTGGTTACTGAACATGGAGCAACTTCTAACGCTACACTACAAGGACATATACTTACATTCCTTACACAAGATGTAACAATAATAAATGAAAAGGCAGGCACTAGTTATGTAACTGCTGATGTGCTTAATGGTTCAACACCAGTAAATGCCAGTGATGAAACTACTACTCAAACAGCATTCAATCTAAGCACATACACAGACGATATACACAACTGGCTTACTAACTCAGCAAATGACAGTACAGTAATAGCAGGTGGTATTATTGTTATGAGCGAAGCAGGAACACAGTACAAAACATATTCTGCTTCAGAAATTGTAAGCAGAATTACTGCCGCATCTATAACAAATGTTACTGCAAGTTTGGTAAGCAATCAACTTACTCTTACAAGAGGTGGTAGAACAGCCAGTGATAAGGATCTGACTATTGGAGCCGGTACTGCCAATGCAGAAGTTGACAACGCTGGTACTACATTTCCTGCAAGTGGATCAATTACACACACAGGTACTGATACAACCACTACTAGCAACACTGCTCAATTAACAAACGCAGATATTGTTGATCAAATCAACACAGTTGGAATAAGCAACATAGGTGTTGTATTGAATGGAAATCAAATTAGACTTACAAAAAGTCCAACATCACTGTCACCAACTTTGACACTGGATGGAACAGCTATCAGTGATTTAGGTGGCGGATTTACAATTGGTATTATACCAAGCACCAGTACTACAAGTTCTGCAAGTGCAAGTTTGAGCGTTGGCTTGGTAGCACAAAAAATAAATGATGCTGGTTTGACAAATGTTACAGCCGCGGTAGTCAACAATAGAATTGTTATCACAAGTTTGAATAATTCAGGTATTATTGCAAATACACAGGCCGCTCTTGATTTGGGTATCAACACAAATATTCTAGGCGTTACTAGAAATGCTACAACTTCAACTGGAGTCAATACTTTTAATTCTTCAAACTGGACTGAAATAGATGAACCATTGTTGGAGTATATTTGGGTAGCTGATGATAATGAATTAGGTTACACCACAATAGATTCTATTACTGCAAAATTTAATGGCTGGAATGTATTCAAAGTTATGGACTTTGATATGTATGCTAGTAAAATTTGTGCGGCAACTACCACCGGCGAAGGAAACGATGCTGAAGTACAATGTAATAAAGCACATAATTTACAAAAAGGTGACATAGTTTTACTTTTAAATACAGATTGTAAACCTGCAATAGATGGATTTCATACAGTATCAGGAACTGATACTGCCAGCACTGCAAAGTTTTTTATCAATGAATACATTGATCAAGATGCCAGCTTTGCAAAAGTTTTAGTACTTCGTCCTGTACGTTTTTCAACAGATAATCAGCGTAACAGTGCATTGTCTAGTTCATCGTACAATTTTGCACAGTTGGACAGAATATGGGTTGATGGTACAAAAGATACTGGATTTAAAGTTTACACAAAAGATGACACAGCTACATGGACAATTCTACGTAGCCAAGGCGATTATCATGTTTCGCCAACAACTATACAAAGCAGTAAATTACACAATAATGTAACAACCATTGCCAATGCTGAAGCATATGATCCTTTTAAGGGCATAGTGCCTGGTATTGCAGATTTAGAAATTGACTACAGATCAATCAATGATCCTGCAATATATACAGCAAGCACAGATACCACCGCACAAGTAAATCAACAGCAGGCATGGGGTAGTGATCATGTTGGCGAAGTTTGGTGGGATACCAAAAAAGCAATCTATATAGACTATGAACAAAGTACCACAGAATACAGAACACAGAATTGGGGCAAACTTTTCAAAGGTGGTCAAATTGACGTATACGAATGGACAAAAAGTGACGTTGCGCCTGATCAATATGCTACAAGTGTTGAAGGCGGTAAAGTTATTAACGGAGTAGAACTGACTGGTGAAGCGTTGAAAATAGTTGACAGTTTTGGAAATGATATATACTATTACACAGAAGTTGATGAGTACGACAGTACTATTGGTAGCAATGTTACCTACTATTACTTTTGGGTTAAAAACAAAACTTCAATTCCATTAGGTACAAAAAGAATAAGTTCAGTGTTGAACATTGCAAGCAATATACTTAGTCCAACTGCTCAGGGTATTAAATGGCTTAATGCTACTGGCAAAGACAGTTTCATAGTTTCAAATCTTAGAGACAACACTCAAGAAAACACAATATTACAAATCACTAACATCAGTAATATGGATAATCTTCATACTCATTGGACAAACATTACAGAAAATCAAACTCAGATTCCTGAATATTTTCATAGAAGATTAAAAGACAGTTTGCGTGGCAACAATGAAGACCGAGCTACAAAAACTTTCAAAGGTCAATGGGTAAATGGTACATCATACAGCAAAGGCGAAATTGTTTCAGTTGATGCACAGATTCCAGCTATAAAAGTTGCAGTGCAAGCCAAAGCGACTACTCATAGATTCTACAACAGAGGTAGTGGAAATGGCTACACATTCAATGACAAGCAAGATGATACTGGTTTTATTCTAACACTACAACGTGGCAAGAGCTATATTTTTGATCAAAACAATGGAACAAACACTGCACATGGAATACTATTCAGCACTGACTTGGATGCAAAACATAGAGGTTTAAACTACTATGAACCTAATGCAAATCTAGTTACAAGTGATGAAGGCGTAATTTATATGTTGGATACTGTAGCAGTTACAGTTGATGCGTACAACACTGCAATAGGTAATGGTAGTAATACTCAGCACAAATCAGTAGTGTTTACGCCAAATGAAAACACACCAAATAGAGTTTGGATTGGTTGTTGGAATCATAGATTAATGGGCAATGAAATATTGATTGTCAATGAAGAAAGAGATGAAACACCAAGTTACTACATGAGTTTGATAGATAGCAACAACGGATATTATCCACAGGTTACCAAACGTGCTTGGCGTAGAATTTTCAATACAACCGAAGCTGATGAAGTTGAAGAAACTATTTCAATACCGCAACCAAGACTAGTACCAGATTTGAATCTACACCCACTTGACAGAGTAGGTGAAGGCGTTAGACCAAGTAGAAGTTGGTTTCCTTATAAAAATATTAGCAGACGTGAAGTTGTAAGTCAAGTAAATAATTTGCTAATCAATACAAACTTGGTTGATGCAAAACCAAACTATAAAACACTTCTTGACAAAACAATTAGCATAGGTGCCAAAGATTATAAAGTAGGAGATTACTTTTTGAATGTTGATTGGTTTGCAGATACCTTTGATAAGTTTGTTATACCAAATAGAGAAGTAAATGAAATAACTCCTACACTTACAAGTGGCGATGCAGATCAATTGGTTGGACAGTATAATGGTGAATACGTTCTCGCAAAAAATGTTCTCCATGCAGATGGAATAGTAAGAGATAGCATTTATGAATATGATTTAGTCAATGCCAAATGGACAGCGGTATACAAAGAAAAAGGCACCATACAGTTAGATGATAGACTTTGGGACAGTGTAGTTGGGCAAACAGGATTTGATAATCAAGGATTTGATAACAGTGGATTTGACAATGATCCTATACATGAATTTTCAGAAATTTTAGATGTGCTGAGAACCGGCATCCTAAGTGATGCAGATTACAACAAAGTATGGTTTGCTTCAATTTATGATGCAGTAAAAGAACTGCCAAATATAGATTGGATTAAAAAGTCAACTTATATTATTCCAAAATTAAGTAAACAGGTTAATACTACCAAACGTATTGGTTACGATGCTGTTCCTATTATGGAAGATTATCTTACACAAAACAAACCATACACAACTAAATTTACAAGTGGTAGTCCATCTTACTTCCAAGATCAAAAAACAATAATGGATCAAGGTAGTGCAATTATTACTGAACATGAACGTAAAATGTTGATCACGGAGAAAATACAAACTCATACAGAAAATGAATTTACAGAAAATCTAGGCGAGACTGCGGTTATTGTAAATACTCCATTGCCTTTTGATGATGTAAGCATAGCTAGAACATATGGATCAAACACCTATACAGTTGAACGTAATCCTATTATTACAGCTTGGCAACACACATCAGGCGTTGTTGTTGATTATGCACATACCACACCAGAAACACAACATCTAAGTGATACACCAAATAGGGTAGAAGTATTAGCACAAGACATAGATCATGTTTACATAAGAACCTGTGGAATACCAGGAGCCTATGGAGGACCAGGATACAACGTTGCACCAAACAGTGAAACTCTAGTGCTTGATCAACGACCAAGTTATACTGGAGAAGTTAAATTCAATTGGAAACTACCTAAAGAACCTTGCCAAGCCACAACAACACAGGACAGAGGTGCAGGTCCTATTGCTGTAATGACAAATGGTGTTGCAATATTCTCACCTAGAGATTACGAACCATACACAACCAACAGCAACTATTATAGAAATGAAATGTACTTACGGCAGTACGAAATGGATCCAAATAACGGAACCAGCGTAAGTTCAAAAGGAGATAATGCACCTGACGTGGCTGGCGTATACTATCATTATGATTATGCCGCCGAATATGCCAAGTCTGATAGTCCAACTCTGCACAGTGGTATAGTTGGTTGGGCATTGGATGGATATCCAATTTATGGTCCATATGGTTTTGCGAACGCAGATGGTTCAGGTGGTATTATTAAAATGACATCTGGTTATACACTGAAAACTGGATCAAGAACAGGACTTAACAATCCAGGTGGCACCTATGACGGAACATACACAGCAGATTATCATTATACAGGCGCTTCAACTCTAGATCAATACAATGGAAGATTTGCAGTGACACCAGAATATCCAGATGGAGTATATCATTATCATGTAACTCCGGGTGTGTATCCTTATGTAATTGGTGATCAGTTTTATGGAGATAAAACTGGCACACACATTTATGACGGTACCACTGTCATACAACCATGGAAACCTTCTGTAATTAAAGACTATGACGCACATGATGTTACAGCAGATGGCGGAGCATTTACTACAACTGATGCTAGTTACACCTTTATATACAACGGACAGAGTTTTATAAATCAATATGAAAAACGTGGATCAAGTCAATATTTTTCAGATTTCAATGAAGCATTAGATATTCGCGTACAAACAAACCCACAAGGCACAGTCACAGCAGGTGCAACTTATAGTGTAAATTCTGAAGAAGCTAATCCAAGAGGAATCACATTCAACAACGACGGAACAAAAATGTTTATAGTTGGCACTTCTGGAGATGATGTAAATGAATACACTCTTTCAGTGGGATTTGATTTAACTTCTACAGTAACCTTTATAGACAGTTTTGCAGTTACGCAATGTCCAAATCCAACAGCCGTAAAATTTAATGCAGATGGTACAAAAATGTTTGTTACTGGTGTAGGCAATAGTAATGTTCATGAGTATGCACTGTCATCTGGATTTGATGTGTCTACTGCAAGTTTTACTCAAACACTTGTAACCACTGTTGACAATGACAATTTTGGACTTGACTTTAAACCAGATGGTACAAAAATGTACATCACAGGAAATCAAAATGATAAGATATATGAATACAATTTATCCAGTGCATTTGATATTTCAACTGCTACATTTAACCAAGATTTTAGCACACAACCGCATGACTTTGAACCATTTGGCATAGAATTCAGCCCTGATGGAACAAAAATGTTTATAGTTGGCACAATACATAATGGTGTAGACTTGTATCATTTGTCTACAGGTTTTGATATATCAACTGCAACACACGTTGAATTTTATTTCGTAGGTGGTAATCCTAGTGGTATACATATTTCACCTGATGGTTTAAATATGTTTGTTACAGGAAATAACAGTGACTTAGTAAAATCATATGCACTTTCGGCTCCGTATACATTTACAGGTGGCTATCCTACAGCAGATACTAGAAGCTTTATCTACTTTCAAAATAATGATTTGAATGTTCACAGTAGTGTTGTAGTAAACAACAACAAAGATACAACCAGCGGATCAACTACTGCTGATGCTAGTGAAATCTCAGTAGTTGATGTAAATAAATTTTATGATCCAAACGCAAAATACGAACAATACTACTATGGTAGTTTAGCAGACAACACACATGCAAAGTTTGGAACACACAGTATGAGATTCACAAACAATACTGACAGCGAATTATATGTTCCTAGTCTATCTACAATGCAGAATGGAGAAGTGCATTTTTGGATGTATATGGACAGTACTGCCACTGATGCAAGAATACTGACATCTAATCAGTGGGGACTACGACGCAGTGCGGCTGGTACAATTGACGTAATAGATTCAGCAGGTGCAACACTAGGAATTGGAGCAACAGGATTAGATGATGGTGCATGGCATCATATATCTATAATTTGCGATGGAACAAATCTTTCAATATCCAAGGATCAAAATACACCAGCAACAGCGTCAGTTACACAATTTGCTAATATAAGTGGTATACAATTTGGTGCAACAACTAGATTGACTAGTACATACAGTGGAAGTGCCGCAGAGAATGTATGGATTGATCAAATGTGTATCAGAGCTACAGCAACTCATACAACTGTAGTAGCGGCCGCTAATCCACCACTAGCTGACACTGGTTTAGTTTTAGAAAACTGGGAAATACCGCCTACAGGTCCATTTGCAGAAGGCGAATTCATACAACCAGGTATTGTAACTATTGGAACAGAAAGAATACTTTATAGAGGCATTGACAAAACAAATAACAAATTACTTTTCTGCACACGAGGTGCAGAAGGAACAAGTGCAATAGCTCATAACAATGGATCAACAGTTATAGATTGTGGTCCTAACAATAAAATACCAGCACATAGACAAATATGGCAGTATGGAAACAGTTTAGGCTTTGCATACAATGATGTAGGTACTAGTTTAGCAAGTGGCTCTGGTACAAAAGAAGAAACAAAGTTTATTAGAAGTGCGTCACGAGGCGAACTATTCTAAGGCTAAATACAATTACGAATAGGTGTTAGGAAATGTTTAAAGATAAAACAACAATAGAAATTGATGGGCATGTTTTAATTAAAGATCCTGATACAGATGAAATTCTGTTGGATCAACACAATGCCATCAATTTTGAGAATATGAGTCTAGCTTTGGTTAGATTGCTGGCGAATCAGCAAACTGCAAGCAATCATGATTTTATTAATAAAATGCACTTCGGCAACGGAGGAAGCAGTGTAGATGGATCAGGTACTGTCACTTACCTATCACCTAACACCAACAGTGCAACTGGCGTTCTACACAATAAAACATTTGAAAAAATCGTAGACCCAAATGATGCAGGTGTTGATACTACTACAACTAACACTATGACAACAAGCCACACAGCTACAGAACTATTCAGTGATTTGGTTGTGACATGTACACTAAACTACACAGAACCAGCTGGACAGGATACGCTAGATAATTCATCAAATCAAAATGGATCATTTATTTTTGATGAACTAGGATTGTATACAGCCACTGGTAATTTGTTAACACACATCATATTCCACCCTATTCAAAAATCGGCCAACAGGCAGATCCAAGTTATCTATACTGTTAGAGTCAGAGCAGGAGCATTTTAATGGCATACAGCATTAACTATAATGATACCAGCTTAGAACCTACTCCGATTACGGTCGCAGACGCTACAGTAAACACGGAAACTAGTATTAAGTTGGTCGGAAAAAACTACACCAATTATGGTGAAGTATTCAATGAAAATTTTTTACGCTTACTAGAAAATTTTGCTAGTGAAACAGATGGTGATTCACCTGGAGCACCCGCAGGTGCAGTTAGAGGACAGTTATGGTATGACAGTACTGCTCATGCTGTAAAGTTCTATGACAACGCACAATGGTATCCAATGGCTACGTTGAAAACTGGTACAGCATTACCAGTTGATGCATCAGAACCACATCAAGCAGGCGATTTATTTTTTCATACCAGCGAAGAACAACTTTATGTAAGTCAAGGTAGCAGTTGGTTGCCTATTTCCACTGGAGGTGCAACAAGTGTTAAAACCAGAACACGTTATGACACTGGCGGAACAACTCACAAAACACTAGAATTTGTTGTGAACAGTGTAATTGTTGCTATTGTTGTCATGGATACCACAGCTTGGAACCCAATGGCGGCAGGTGCAAATACAGAATATTTAGAAGATGGTGCTACACTTTTAAACACACAGTTTCCAACTTTACAAGCTGGTATTAACATGAACACAACCACGCAATACAAATTCCGTGGTATTGCAACAACGGCTGAATACGCCGACGTTGCTGAAAGATATCATGCGGACAAACCATATGATGCAGGTACGGTAGTCAAAATTGGTGGAGAGCATGAAATTACAGAAACAGACGTAGCACTAGATTCAGAAGTTTTTGGTATTATATCAACACACCCAGGTGTAGAACTTAATGCTGGTGCTGGACCCGACGAAACACATCCATTTGTTGCTATTGCAGGGCGAGTGCCTGTTAAAGTAATTGGACCAGTGCGTAAAGGTCAAAGATTAGTCACATCTGAAGAAAATGGTGTTGCTAGAGCACCTCAAGATCATGAGGGTGAAGCAGACGATTGGTATAGAGTAGTTGGCCGTGCATTGGAAAACAAAGACACTGAAAGTGTTGGAATGGTAGAAGTAGTAGTCGGGAGAATGTAGGTGGCAATAGCCTCTGGAAATAATATTTCAGCAACAGATTTTAACACAGTCGTAGTTGCAGTTAACAAATACTGGGGTGATAATTATCCTAGCTCAGCTGTTACTGACTCTGATAAAACCAATGCCAAATACGGTTGGGGACAAACTCACGCTCTCGAGCTTACAGGAAGTGATGACCGAGTTACTGCAAATGATCTTGTTGAAGCAAAGCATATCAATCAGCTGATTGCTAGAGCAAATGCAACAGGTTTACACCTAGGCCTAGGCACAAGTTTAAGTTATAAAATTATAGGAAATACCGTTACACCCGCAGATGCTAATGCAGTCAATACAAGATTTAGTGCGGCCACAATTGACGCTTTAAATGATACTAGAAGCACAGCAATACTAGGACAACACACAGTTGGTAGCGGAAACACAACTTCATCAACACTTGGAACAATATCACGAACCAGCACATGGGCAGAAATTCTAGTATCTGAACAAACTATATCTTTTACAAACTATGCACACGCTAGATATTTTTTTAATAGTGGTGGTGGTATTAGTCTTGTTTGGGATATCACAGGTGGTTCTGGCACAGAAACTGCAAACTGGGACGCTAACCTGGCAGGAATGGGTACAATTATATTTTTAGCAGATGATGTAGTCAACAGTGGTACTGGCGGATATAGCACGCCTAATGTTGGCTTTTATGGTCTAACTACAAGTTATCAATTAATGTACAGTTATAGTTTTGGTGATGGTGTAGGATCTGGTTATATGAGTTCAGCTTACTTTAGCGGTGGTGACGTCAATGCATATCTAGGCGGTGGAGCATATCAACGTGGTGGATATTTAAAAGCCGCGGCTAGCGGTTCATATGCTGGAACATACGCTATCAATAGAATCTCAGTATACGGCAAGTATAGTAACAATGGAGAAGTAATACATCTCAAATGCTATTTGCAAACACCAGATGATGCAACACCAATCAACGGAACACTTTCACAAACACTAGGATACATTTCACCAAATAATCAAGTAGGTAGTGGTGGAACTGGTGCGGCGGCGGCCAGCACTACATTTTCTATCAACAGCTATAAACCTACAGGCCACGTATTCACTAATGATTTTAGTAGTGGCGATGACAGATAATCTACTTGACAACAGAGATATATAAGTATATAATGAACATGCAAACTCCAAGGAGAAAGCTATGGATGAACGCTTAGAAAAGGCACTAGATTTTGCTAACTATAGAGCAACTATTGCCAACCAACGTGATCAATTAAAAAACAGAATTAGCACTGTTAAAATTTGCCACCACAAAGGTGCACAATTTACAGCAGATAAAACCAACATTAGTTTTATTAAAGCAATGATTGATTCAGGGCATGAATCAGCTGTGGTTGAAGATGATAAAAACAATCCAGTTGAAGTTGAAGAATTAAGCAAATTGCTTGAAGAATTGACAAGTGCATATCATTCTGCTATGAATGAGTATTTGATTGAACACAAAAAAATTAACAAAGCAAGAGCCTTGAAAACTATGATGGATTGGTAGTGAATCAATCTGAAATTCCTGAAACCATAATCTACGTAGACTCAGATAGAGTATGGTGTATGGGAGAAGCAATGGATCACCCAAAAGTATACTATACTGTACCAGATGAAGGTTTTGTAGTATGTGGTTACTGTGATATCAAATTTGCTAGAAAGAAAAAAGAAGATGAGTAAAGGCACCTGTTTTATAGCATTGAACAACAAAGAACTTGATTATATTTCATTCTCTGTTCATGCCGCAAATCAAATAAAAAAACATTTTAAGAAAAATAATGCTACTGCACTTATAACTGATTATGATGGTAGAGGATATTTAGAAAGCATATATTCTATAGAAGAAATCAACGCTGTTTTTGATGAAGTTGTTATTGATAAAACCAAATACAATGATACTGACAACACACGTATACATTTTGATACTCCATGGAGTGAATTTGTAGCACCTTTCAAAAATAGACAGAAACACGACATATTTTGGATGTCACCATTTGATAAAACACTGCTTTTAGATATTGATTATATCGTGCAGAGCAATCATTTGGAATATCTTTTTAAAGATGATAATCCACATTCAATACAGATGTTTGATAATGCTAGATATCTAAGATACAAACAAGCACCATTTCCTGAAAGATATCTTCACCCAAATGGTGTACCTATGTGGTGGAGCACCGTAATCTATTTTGATAAAAGTCCTGAAAGCAAAATGTTTTTTGACTTGTGGAGCCATATAGCGGACAACTATGATTACTACAAATTTTTGTATGGCTTTACAGGTAAACTATTTAGAACAGACTTCTGTGTAAGTATTGCACTGCACATACTAAATGGAATGCAACACGGCGATTTTGTAGAACCTATAGCTGGAAGTTTGATCAACGTTGATCAAAAAGACTTTATTGCACAAAGTAAAACAGCAGAAAACTATCACTTTTTAGCATACAATAGAGATGAGCCATGGAAAAATATTTTGGTTCATATAAAAGATCAAGACCTACACATTATGAACAAGCGTAGTCTAATGGAAGCAATAGAGAAATACGAATGACAGTAGAAACAAAAGAAGAAAACGGCTGGCTTATAAATGCTGGCAACTCAGAAATTTTTTACAATCAAGCATTAGCTAGTGCTATGTTGTTGAAAATAAATCAAAAGATGCCAGTGGCAATTTGCGTAGACAATCTAGATAAGTTCAAAAACATAGTATCAGCTGACTTCGAAGACTATGTTGATTATATCATTGAATATCCATTTGGAGATACCAGTGCAAACATGCCATATCCACAATTGAATCAATGGCAACTGTATCATGTTACCCCTTTTCAAAAAAATATTTTAATTGAAGCTGATACACTGGTATTATCAGATATTGATTATGTATGGCAACTTGGAAACACAAATATACAGTTTCCTACAACTGTGGTTGACTTCCGCAATGTGCCATGGATACCTCCTAATGTAGAACTATTCAATGAAAATAATATTAAAACACTACATGCAGGAATATGGTTCTTCAAAGCAAACAATGAAGAGTCTGAAAGATATTTTAAAATGCTAGACGTAGTTTGTCAAAATTGGCGGCAAGCATTTAAAACATATTTCAAACCAGAACACGTATTAGATTTTCCATGTCTAGATACTTTGCATGCTGTAACTGTAAAAATGTTAGATGAATATGATAGTTACACTGTAACTAATTCAAATCTATTGAGCTATACGTTGATGCTTAACACAGTTGAACAAAGATGGAACGACATAATGAATACATGGTATATTCAAAGTTTTAAGATCGATAACTATAGACAAAATGGAGTTCTAAAATATACTGAACCATCAGTGATGACAGAGAAAATTTTTAATGGAATCAGAAATCATTATAGAAGTGCCGTTGCAAAAACCTGAACACAAATTTTTTGTGTACTATGATTTAAACGGCAAGATAAAACAAATAACCAAAGAGATAGTTGAGGACAGCGAATATGATTATGTTGTCACAGACATGCCTGAAGCAGGAGATATTGCAAGCGGACATTTGAATCAAAATCATTGGTGTGTAAGTTTTAGTGATGCAACACAGCAAATAGAATTTATGCATAAAAAGTATGCAGGAACTTTGCGTCCGTCGGAAGATCTTTTGTATCAAATACCAATGATTGAAGATGCAATAATTGAACCAGATATACTAGTTGAATTGTTTCCAGTTCAAAATGTACTAGCTATTACAATAGGAGAATCATGTAAAAAAAGATTGCTATGGGGATTGAATATATACGATTTGAAGAATACTACAGGATCCGCTCTTAATCTTTATATTACAAAAAAGGACAATCCAGATTATTTGATAGTGCAAGTAGACATAGATCCAATGGAACTTATTCTTCATCAAAAACTAATTGTAGAAATACCAACAACGTTGACCAAATATGTAAATTTTAATGATATATCAATTTTTACCACAAGACTTTTTGAACAGTATTCATGTAAATTACTTAACGATTATGTTGATCATGATCCAATGGATAACCGTCGACTCAAAATGGCAGAAGACACCAGCGAAGGTCATATTACTTTTAGTAAAACCAAAGACAATAAACTACATGTCAAAGCAATACAAGATATTAATAAAGTAACACCAGAAAAAGCCTTGCAATTTTATATACTAGATGCTATAATACAGCAAGATCTTGAAAGTAGATACATAGGAACCATTATGGCAAAAACAGAAGAAATCGTAGAAGGAAAAACATTTGATATTGATGTTCCTGAAAACTTTTCAGTCTTACACAAGTACAAACTTTTAATAGGAGTAGACTATGAAACAAAGCATTAATGAATTTGATATAGTTTTCATAAGCTATGACGAACCCAATGCAGATGATAATTATGCACATCTATTAGAGATATGCCCGTGGGCAATGCGTAGCCATGGAGTATGGGGCAGTGATGCCGCTCACAAGGCCGCGGCCGCAATGTGCGAATCAGAAAGATTTATTACCATTGACGCAGACAATTTAGTACGTCCTGAATTCTTCAACATAGAAGTTGACATGCGTAAAGTAGGAGTCCATGATGTAGTAAGTTGGGCAGGAAAAAATACTGTAAATGGACTGGTGTACGGCAATGGCGGAATAAAACTTTGGCCTAAACACGTGGTTGAACAAATGCGTACACATGAGGCCGCACCTGAAGAAGACAAAAGAGCACAGGTTGATTTTTGTTGGAATATTGGTTATGTACAAATGAACAACATCTACTGTGATGTAATGAATAATGGATCTCCACTACAGGCATGGCGAGCTGGTTTTAGAGAAGGTGTTAAAATGACACTAGCAGATGGTGATATCGTAGATCCAAAAGCTCTACGTAAAATGGTACACTACAAAAACATGGCTAGGCTTTTTACTTGGATGAGCGTTGGTCAAGATTCTACAAATGGTATTTGGGCTATGTATGGTGCAAGACAAGGCTGTCATATGACCAATATTGCACGTAAAGACTGGGATTGGAAAAAAGTAAGAGACTTTGATTGGCTGAGTAATTTTTTCAAAGAAGATATATTTCCAAAGTTTGCAGATGATGAAGGTGAAATATGTGCAAACACTGGTATGCGTTGGAATATGGACAAGGTTAGAAATGCTAGTATAGAGCTTGGCGTAGATATTAAAAAACATCTTAACTTACCTATTGCTGACTTAGATGAAGATGGTAGTAGATTTTTTAAGGCAGTGTATACAAATCCAACTAGACTTGAACCATTCGTGCGTGAAGATCAAGTTGACTATACAATTGACGAATAATATTATTCATAGATATGTTTGTTTTTTTTAGCTTTTTGTATTTTCTTATTCATCTGTCTTTTCAAACGCAGATACTTAATTTTGGTTTTGATCCAATTTAACCAAGACATATTTTAACCTCCTCACCTATATAACGAGCAAAATCAATATGGGCCTCTACAGTGTAATGACCTGTTCTTCCGTCGATATTATCATAATGATTGTTTTTTCTCATGAATTCATGAGCTGTTGATTTATTTTTGTTATGGCCAATTACTGATTGATCTTGATAATAACGATTGTATATATGTCTATATCTATTAGTAAGATCCGGTGGATGAGCAAGAAAATGTATCATACAATATTTTAAATTTTGAGATTTAAGATAATTTGCCAACAGTGTATAGTCTCTAATAAATGTTTTTTCATCTTCAAGTACATTGTGAAAACTGTTGAGTCCTTGCCATAGTTGTTTAGCAAAAGGAATGAATTTTAAATCACCACTTAAATCATAACCAACATAAAATTTAGCTTTGTTTTTGTAACACTTTAGATCTTCTGGTACTTCAAAGTGATATCTCCAAGTGCTTGTCCAGCCTATCAATACTCTTATATCTTTTTCACCATCTGATATTAACTGTTCAATGTCATCGATAGTGTGTAATGCAATACTTTCATTGTTGCTTCCGCTGAATGCATTGTTTATGTATTGCCATGAGCTGAAGTAACGTTTGTGTAATTGCCCACTCCAGCTTAACTTCCTATTATCATCTCTTGGATCCGTACTATGATCATATTGCCCAGCGCCTACCAGTTCAGCACCTGCTGTATGACTGCATCCATTCACATATAGTACTGTCATTGTTTTAATCCGTTTTTGATTAAATGTTCTGCCCAAGCCTTGTGTGCATCTTCTCTGTAATGTCCTGTTCTTCCATCAATTGAATTATCATATCCTTGTTGTTCTAGCCAACCATTCATTGTGTCTTTCCAACTATTTTTATTTAATACCTTTGGATTTTGAAAATAGTGTTCAAACAATTTATGATAGCGTGTTGTTTTTTCATAAAACCATAGTGTCTGTACCATACAATAATCAATATTATGCTGTTCAAAATATGTTACCATCATGGTGTAGTCTTTAATAAATGTTCTTTGTTGTTGTTCATCTGTGTCAGCCAACGCTACCAAGCCTTGCCAAAGTTCTTTTGCGTAAGGTATACTATCATGCTTGTAAGTTAAACCTTGACTGTTGAAGAACTTAAATCTGTTATCTGTTTTATCAAAACTACTATCACAGTCATAGTGATATCTATTAGGATCTGTCAAACCAATTAATACAAAACAATCATTGCTGTTGATTGTTTGTAAATATTCTAATGTATCTAATGCAATACTTTCATTGTTGTTGCCATTTCTAGAAACATTTACATATTCATAGTCAGGAAAAAGTTGTCTGTGTATATGTCCTGCGTAACTGTGGTGTTTGTCATATTCAGTACAATTACTTTTTACATACTCCATTTCTCCGCCGCCGGTATGACTACATCCGTTGACGAGAAATACCTTAGGCATGCTTCTTGCTCCAAGTTTCAAATACATCTACCAATCTAGGATCCAAACTTTTTATAGATTGGTTTCTTAGTAGATCAAAATCTTTTGTACGACGAACAAAACGTATTTGCCTTTGTTCTTCGTTTGGCATATATCCTTGAGCTGTTTCACCTGTTTCATTGCCTGTAAAAGTATGAGGTTCATGAAGTTTCTTTAATATGTCTGCAATTCTTGTGTTACGCTTGATCTTATCAGACAATTTAATTTTTTCACATACTGCACTGAGTTCATCATAGACTTGTTTTTTGTATTTTTCTGGCAAAATTCTAATATCCAAATCCTTGGGCACAATTACAAAATTGAAACCTATTTTATGATTATGCTCATAGTTGTGATGTTTGTTGTTGTCATACCACCATTGCACAACTTTAGGTATTTCAAATATATTATACATCTGCACTGTCATAAGAATATTTGTTTTTGCGATCTGTTGATACTCTTTGTAGTGTTTTAGTATTTCATTTATCTTGCTTGGATACCTTATATAATCATGACTGTTTGCTATTCCATCAATGCTGAAATTAAGCCAAAGATCTTTGAACTCTGTAAGCATTCTTACGACCTTGCCTTGCTTTCTAGTGCCATTTGTAGTAATATCCAATGCTATATTTTTTGCAATATCAGTGTCAACGCAGTACTGAAACATTTTGATTACTCCTTGCATAAACATAGGCTCACCACCTGCAATTTTAAGTTTATGCACATAAGGAATTATTTTTTTGAATTCTTCAAACTTTTTGTCATCATCTAACCAATTGCCTATTTCATATCCATCATGTCCATAGTATGGATTGAGTTCTGGATTGTCTGTAAGTTCATCCATCAAACCACTGCTGGCAGAAGGAAAGCACATTCTACAACGGAGATTACAAAAATTACCAGGACGCCAGTCTAGCCAATTTGGAAAACCATCTGTGTTGCCAGCTTCAACTTCTATGTCCCAGTCATCATGTGGAGGTCTATAATTATTGGTCAATATACTTCTATCACTGCCACCAGCCGCATCATCCAAATTGTAACAGCCTTGGCAGAGAACTGGTCTTTCTCCGTCCAACATTTGTTGTCTAATTTTTTGATATTTTTCTCCGCGCCAAATATCTAGAATATTTTCTTTAGAAACATTTCTACTTAATGCATGATCCCAGTCTCCTACACAGCATACATGCACAGTGCCATCAGTGTTGATATGACTTTGACTAAAAGGCAAAATACAAAAAGCAGAATTATTGTCTCTATGGTATTCGTACTTTTTCATTACAGCCATTCAAAAGAAGGAGTTCTATATTTTTCAGTGATTGCCCAGGTGTTATCTGAATTTAAAGCTGATGAATCAGCAGTGAATGATTCATAATGCACTGTATCTTCAACTATTTTTCCAACAGGAACAGGTTCAACAAGTTCAGGTCTAAGACCATAACTTTTATGCCATTGCTGAAACTCTTGTTCCTCCAATACATGTTGGAGTGTATTGTTTGGATAAAAAGTAAAGCCCCCTTTGATTTTCCCTACATTTCTTATGTCCCACTCAGTGGGATCATCATATTCTTGAAAACATTGAAAATAGTCTTTGCCAGTAATGCTTTTCATTAAAGTTACATCACACTCATCTTTGTCGTCTGGAAAACTTCTAAGTATATCTTCAATCTCAGGCTCCACATGATATTCATACCATTTTCTTCCATCTTCGTTGAAGACATCTGGTTCTATGCTTATTGACCAAGTTTTTTTGTTATTTTTAACTGCTTTATCTACTAGATTTTTTGCTCTTGGACAAAGTCTACTATCTTCGTATATATGTATCCATTTGTTAATTCTATTGTTCGCACTGCTAAATTCATCCCAACAGTTCCAAATTGAAAAGTCGTTTCTTTGTAAACTGTGTACCCATTCAAGCACATCACCATCATTTATAAACTTGCTGTCGTATTTTTGTTTTTCTGTTAAATTAAGTTGCCATGTGGTTTGAGCAATTTGACCCGTTGTAAAACATCTATGTATCAAGTTTGTTTGTTGCCATGGCATATCATCATATGCATGATAAGGAAAGTATTTGCCTTTTGTAAACTGCCATCCGTCAAAGCATGCTGAGTGAATAATACGATTTACATCTTCAATTGCTTTGTTTATTTCTTTCACTGCTTGAGTTTGTTTTTCTACGTTTGCAACTTGATCGCCATGATAAAATGGCAAACCTAATCTAGTCATCATTGGTATATTGTTTGTCATTGCATCATTCATAACATTTTTCCAATGATTAGCGATTGGAGTATCACAAATTTCTATTACAATGTGATGATTTGGATAACTTACTTTTAAATGTGTTGCTTCTAAATATGTTTTCATAATTCCACTAATCCATATGGCATTGGAGGCAATTCATCGTGTTCGCCTTTTTCCAAAAGTTCTAATAAATCTAGTTGGTTGTATCTTTCAACTTTTTTGTTGATTCGATCATCAACAGCATGACAAAATCGCATGGCCATATACCAATAGAATGCAACAGCTAAATCATCATCTAGAAGTATACCGTCGTGTAGTCTTTCCATATTGTGTATTTTTTCAGCAAACATGTTTGAATGTTGCACATAATCAATTGATGTAATTACCACAGGTTTCCAAATGTTAAATTTTTCAAAGATTTCAAAATAATAAAAAGACTTCCTATAACAGCTACACGCATTTTCTACAGCAAAATTTTTATAGTCATAGACAAATATAGGCATACCAAGTTTGTTTTTTATTTCCACATAATTTGTGTACTGCCAATCTCTAAATGCTAGTTTGATTTTGTTGTCAATTACAAAAGCAACATTGTAGTTTTTGAGATGTTGACATGTCAATATCTTGGGAAAATCATCTACATCAAATATTGCAATCAGAACCTGTAACAACTCTTTTTCCTTGTGCTTTTTTTCTTTTCACTCGCTTTGGTTTTTCTGCTTTGTCTATTAGATGCTTTGCTTTGGGATTAATAATTTCAAACAGATGTTCTGCCCATTGTTTATGTGCTGGTGCCATAAAATGACCATATCTTCCATCTACATTGTCTTTGTGTCCTCTACGAGAACAAAAAGCATGATAGGTGTCATCTTTAGTTTTACTGATAACACGTTTGTTGTTTAGCCAATGTCTTTTTGCAAAACTATCATTTTCAAATGCAATTTCACGTTGCATCCAGTCTTCATCACCATATTCTCTTTTTGGTGTTTTAAACACTTTATTCATCATACGTTTCATCCAACCTTTTGGTTTTTTGTCTAACTTTGCTTGTTGATGTGCAAAATTTTGATCATTGAAAACCACCATAGTATGAAACAAAGGTATTTGTTTTTGTTGAAAAAGTGAATCAACCATAAGGTATAGATTTAGAAATCTTTTTTCTTGCAGTACATTGTCAGCATATATTTCAAAATATATATCATTGAGTAACTTGATTTCGCTGGGAATACTTTCATGTTTGCGAGTATAGTTGTTTATTCTTTCCCTATAAAATCCATACTCAGCATCATAACGTGAAAACCTACGCACAAGCCTCATGGGCTCTGGCCATTGTATAACTGCTATATCACGTGATGTCAATGAGTCAATGTTTTCTAGTGCAAAGTCAGCCACCATTTCTATGTCTGCACCACCTCTGCTGATGTTGACCTGTGTTCTCTTTAATTTTTTGGCTAACACTCCGCTCCAGCGTAGTTCAAGATCTGCGTCATGCAATTTATCTGTTTCAGTAATTTCAAAGCCTTCAGTGTGACTACAACCAGCTACAAAAAGTTTATCAGTCATATATGTGTTTCCCTTTGGCACGTCTATGTCTTAGCCATGTCTTTATTTTCAAACGTATTCTTGTCAACCATTTTATCATAGATTATTATTTAACTCCGGAAATGTTTGAGCAAAATTTTCTTTGCGATATAGATCTGCTCGTAAAGATTCTTCTTTGAAATCTTCCCAATGCTCAGCGTGTAAATCTTCGCTGTTCATAAAGTTTATCATTTTTTCAAAGTGATCTATGCTTGTTCTACAACTTTTATCAGTAGCGTATTTCCAATCACCTATATCAATTGGATTACTTGATAAAAGTTTTTTGCTGATCCATTTTTTAGTATGCTTGGGTAAAACTTTCATATTATAGTAAAAAGGTTCATGACAATAACCAAAATCCAAAAGTTCTATATATTGTTTTAAATTGTCATTCCAATACTGAGCAAGCTCTGGAAGATAAGCAATGTTCATCAAACTCACTGTACACCATATTTTGTTTTTAACAATGTTGCGGTCAATGATATTGTTCCACAGCTTTACATTTTCTATTACTTTGTCAAAGTTTGAAGGATGTCTTTGATAGTTGAAACGTTCACCTAAATCATCAATGCTCCAATGAAACAACACCATTTTAAAATGATTTAGTTTTTCTGCTACTTCTGGTTTAAAATATGTTCCATTTGTGTTGAAGATCAATTCAATGTGTTCAGCATGCCCGCTGTCTACACACATGTCTAGCAGTTCAAAAAAAGGCGGTATCATAAATGTTTCGCCGCCATAAACACAGATCTGTTCAACCTGTGGTAACCAATCATCTAGGGTTTCTTTGTTTGCAGTTATTACACTGTCGTTGCGTTTGTGTTGTACAAATTTTTTATCAAAATATGCCCACTGCTTGGAAGTTTCTCTGTGAGCTTCAGTGGTCCACTGACTGCTGATAAATGGATTGCATATACGACATTTGATATTGCAGTGACTTCCAAGTTTTAGATCTAAAAGTTTTGGTACAGGATTTGTGGTATCAATATCTTCCAATGGTTTGCTCATATTCAAACGCAAACTTTCAATGCCCGCCGCTTCTTCTTTCCAACAGTTTGCACACTCTTCAGGACGTTCATTGTTTAAAAATTTTTGTCTAAGTTCTTTTAGACTATCACTTTCCCATGCTTCTTTGAATCCTGCTTCAGGAAACTTTAGTACATCCTCGTTTTTGTTGTGGTATTGTTTGCCCACCTGCCGACAACAGGCTCTATAAGTGCCGTCAGTTTGTATTTCTATTTGGGTCCATGGTAAACTACAAAAGTTATTGGTACGCATCTTTACACCGTTGTGTTCTACTACCCATATGAGCCATTTCATCTGCTGTATAGTCTGTCAACAAAGTATTGCCTTGTCTGTCTTTTTTAATACCTTGTTTTGCTTGTTCTATCAATTCATTTGTACGCAGAGGCATAAAAGTATGAGTACAATAATTTAAAAATTCTGGAGATTTCTGTACAATTTCATACTCCAAATCAATTGCTTCCTGCATACGTCCAGGCATAACCATAAAATAAACTTCCATGTGTCCTCTGTGCTTGCCTTCAAGATCGCGATCAATTTTTTCTTGACAAATGCCATCAATGATGTTAGATATTTTTTCTTCATATCTATCAATATATTCAAAATGTATGCTGATGTTAAGGTCACTATAGTGTATCAATTCTCTGTAATATTTGGGTAATCTACTGCCGTTACTGTGAGTGCTTAATTTGTGTCCATCATCGTAAACCATTTTAGCAAATTCAACATAATTTTTGTGTACTGTAGGTTCTCCTCCACTGACAACAAAATTTGCTTTAGCACCCAACAAAAATTTATTTTTGATCAATTGATATGCATCATACAGCTGATCCCAACTCTTTTTCTTTTCTGTGTTGTTGTGTACATCAGCAGGACAGTAGCTACAATTAAAATTACAACGCCTGCCCATTTCCCAAAAAACCTGTTTGTATCCACCAAGATGTGTTCGTTCAACTGCGGCACTGGTATTGTTTCCGATTGAATTAGGACCAAGATTGAATTTGTGATCTGCTGGCTTTTGCGAAAGTTTTAGTAAACTGTCTTTACTGGTTCTCTTAGCGTCATATTTTGGTATAAACATATCTGCACCACAACTACAAGTAGCCACAGGACAATCAATCCAATCTTGTGGTATACGTAGATAACCATCATATACATTGCCTAGTGTGCCTGTAAATATTTGAAAACCGTTGTTGTTGATTCTAGTTCCTGCTCCACAGCTTGCCAACTGTACAAAGCCATCAAAGTCTATGTTTATATTCTCAATACCAGCCGCACATTTCCATCCTAAAAAATTATTAATACGTTTTGCTACAACTTCTTCCGTGCTGAGGTCACTGAAGTAACCTTCACTATCATAAACACGAACAGGTCTACCAACTGTAAAATCACTGTCAATCATTCATCATCTCTTGAATTGCGGCCCAGTCTTCAGCACTGATTCCTTGCACCAAATTCCAAAACTCCCACATTTCTGGAAATACATCTCTACAATCTAGGTTTCTACGAATATCCATACTGTGTAAAAAATTTTTAAGAGTTTCTAGTTCAGCGTGTGTTCCTGATTGATTGCAGATTATTGTTTGTAGAAATGCAACATATTTTGGCCATGTGCCAAATTCATCATTGATATTTTCAGGAGTTCTACTGGAAAAAATTTCACAGGCGTCATCTAAATATTTTTTATAACTTGCAGGCAACATGTTTGTTTTATAATGAGCTGGATTTGTAACCACATTTGGTTTTAAAAATAATGGTTTTTGATAGTTGTCATACAGTTCAACACACCAATTGGCAAAATCAGGCATGCTGGTTACACACAAATTATTGATACTGGTTTGAAATCCAATTTGGAGATCAGGCAAATCAAGTTCTAAGTACTTTCTTACATTACTCTCAAACCTATCCCAAACAAGATTCATGCGTATATACTCAGCACGTTCTTTGTAGGACTCTATGCTAATACTTATTTCTACTGTGAATAGCTTGCACAATCTTGGCAGTCGATCTATAAATTTTTTGAAGTGTGCTTCTCTAGTATTGCCATTTGTTACAAACCAAAGTAAGGGCTTGTTTGGTTGTTTCCAACACTTGTTTTCTTTGTCCCAATAACCACTGTGTGGCCTTTTTTCCATTGGTATGCTTTCTAGTAGACTACACATTCGATCGATAAAATCAGGAAGTCTTGGATTGTTGATTGGCTCACCACCAAGTATGCCAATTCTTAGCTCGTTTTGTCCTTCAAAAATTGTAGAGAACCACTGCCAAAATGCTTCATTGAATTCTGTTTCATTTCTATCTTTTACCTGTGCTTGTATTTTGTCTTTTACTTCTTGTGGCCAGTCTTTGTTGGCTGGATTAGAAAAAAATTCATTTTTCCAATTTGGGTTAACTGACTCTGCCCAAACATCAGTGTTTTGCACAGCCCAAGTACTACTAAAAAAAGGACTACAATACAAACAGCTCATATCACAGTGATTGCTTAAATTAACTTCTATCATGTAGGGCGTGTTGCTTTTTAGTATTGGATGGTCTACTGTAAGCTCATCTACATGTGTTGTTTCTCTACTGCTGATATTAGTAATTACATTGTTTTCAAATTCCCAGCCAGCTGGCACTCCATACTTTCTAGGACTTTGTACATTTCTTTTTTCTAGTACCCAACATGTTTCACAGCTTTTATGCCTTATTCCTTTGAACATTTCAAGTCTGCGTTGTTTTTGGTATTCACTGTTAAGGAAAAAATCACTGCCCAATGCTTTCAATTGATCCATTCCACCATAGGTTATTTTGTCTTGATGATCCAAAGTTGTCCTACAACAAGTTTTTGCTTGATTTTTTCCAAAATCAATTACACTGTATCCCCATCTGTGTGTGCATAAACTACTCATAATATTGTACAGCCTCGTAAAGATCTGGAATACTTTTTTGCAAACTTTGGTTGCGTATAATGTCAAGTTTTTCAGTGTGTTTCAAAAACTCTTCTTTGTGTGTTACAGTATTGTCCCAACCCAACAGTTGGTTTTCAATATCATCAGCAAGCAAAAAATCAATCACAGATTGGTATTTTTTAATCAAATGTTCGCTTAGTGCAATACTACAGTTTTTTGTAGTCCATTCAAACATTTCATGATATTTGTCCACCACCAGCTGTTTTCTAGCTTTTGGATAATTCTGCATGGTTAGAAATTTAGGGCCATGACAGATGTGTAATGCCATTGTTGCATCAAATGTTTCAAAGTTGTTGTTGGTGTACCATTTTACCATGTCTGGCATCTGCATCACATTGAATATTGTAATTGTAGGTGCAATAGTGGCACTAATATTAGGATATTTTTTTGTAAGTTCATAAAACCTTTTTATGTTTCTTTCTATTATGTGCCATTTACTAGGAAAACGTATGTAATCCTGTACATCATGTAAACCGTCAATGCTCATGGTCATTCTTACACGTTTAAACTTGCTCCAAATTTCCCAAGCATTGGTGGGAATAATAAACATATTACTATTGTATTCTAGATTTATATTTTTTGCAAAATCGTTGTCAATTGCATATTGTAGAATTTCCCAATATTCTTTTATCACAGTGGGTTCACCACCTGTCATATAGATTCTATCAATGTCCTTCATGTTTGCTTTAAGATCATCTACAAATGGTTGTTTGTTCCAATCACCAATTTCACTGCTATATCTTTCACCATCTTTTTTGATTTCATAATTTTCATCATAGAAGCCAATGGTTTTATGACCCATTTTAACCCAGTCGTCAAGCCATAAGCTACTATCGCCAGGTCCACACATTCTACATTTTTGATTACATTTGTTGCCAAGTCGTATATCATAATATTTTACTGGAATCTCAGCAATGTTTATAGTACCATCAGCCTGTGTGTTTTGTTTCATTTTTTCTAGATCATCAAAATATTCTCTATTCATATATGTTCTTAAACTGTCAACACCCAGCTTTTCTGTTTCCCAACATTGTCTACACTCAGGATGTTGTTCACCACGTAGCATGCTGGCTCTAATTTCTTTGAGTAATGGAGCATTTCTCGTGTCTGCAATGCTACTGTTTTGTGCTGTATAGTATTCACCTGATTCTTTGCGTAATTTTCCAAATTGGAGATCAGGGTGTGTACTCTTACCAAATACGCATTCACAACAGACTCTGAACATTCCATTGCTGGTAATTGCACTTTGCATAAATGGTTTTACACAAATAGTGCCGTCTCTGTGTTTTGCTGACATGGGTTCAGGCTTCATCTTGTATGACCTCATATCTGTTTTTTGGTAGTAGCTTTTTGCTCATGATATCAAAATTACAATGACACATGCTTTTGGTACACATTGTAGGTTTTACTGGCCAACGTATTTTTTCAGGCTGTTTCATATTGCCCAACGGACCACCAACTCTACACCATCCAATCATAACACTACCATCAAAGTCTACAACTATCTGCTCTAGTCCACTCCAGCACAACCAACCTTCCCAATTATTGGTTTTATCATTTATAAATCTGTGAGCACTTGAATTTTGTTTTAAATTATTAACATCATCCCACATATCCATACTACCACGATATATCTTCCATTCTTTGGTGTGCTTAATTTTTTTTCCAAATTTACTCCATTGATGATCAATCAATTCAGTTTGTTCAGGCGTGTATTGATATAATGTTTCACCAAAATCAATAATCAATGGTTGTAGTGCTAAACTTATATTTGGTATTTTGATTAATTGTTTTGCAACCTTGACACAGGTTGGCCATATTTTTGGATCATAGTGCATCATTACATTAGCATGAGTTCTGCACTGCTCACTCATTATTTTAACAACTTCTATATAGTGATCAGCTTTGCCTTCTTCTGGATGAAAACTCAAACACACATGATCAAATTTATCTTTGTTTTTCTCCCACCAACGTATTGTTCTACTACCGTTGCTGATGAATCCAATATCATGTCCGCGTTCTTTGATGTATTCGGCCGCCCGTATAAAATCACGCCACAGCGTAACTTCGCCTCCGGTGAATTCAAAATATACTTTGCGTGGTGCGTATCTATCTATCACTGCGTCAATAAATTTTCGCACTACTTCAAAATCATTCCAACCATAACTGCCATCATTTAGAACACTAGGGCAATAACTACACGTGAAATTACACATGTTGCCAAGATTCCAATTTACCACAATCCAATCTTTGCAGGCTGGATGATGATGTTCAAGTCTATTGTAAAAATTTTGGGGACCTAATGGCATATAATACTGTCTCTAATTATTATTCTACTCGCAGTAGACCATTGCGTTTGTCAAATAGTTTTTCTGCTATAAAACCAGCAGTGTCATATTTGTGCAGTCTAATTTTTTTCCAGTTTTGATGATGAGTTCTATGATATCCTTCGCCAGCAATGAAAAAGTTTAGCCAAGGTACATCAGCTCCGCCTTCAGTTCTGTGTCCTACTGTGTTCAGCAAACCAAATCCTATCTTGGCAAACACAAAAGGAACTGCACAGAATCCTAACCAGAAGTATGGACTAATTAACACTGCTATTATATTACATATTATCAACAAATGCAACCAGTATTTATGGCAAAAAACTATGTCTTTGTTTCGAAACAAATCACGCACATATCTAGTTGGAAATTCACGCACTTTTAAATTGCTGAAAAGCACACGCCAATATCCAACATATTTTGGTGCATGTGGATCTTCTTCGTGATCTGCATGTTCGTGATGCATTCTGTGAATTGCTACCCATCCTATAGGCGAATCCACACAGCAGATCATCAACATACCCAATCCAATACGTTCGTACCATTTGGGCACTTTGAACTGTTGATGTGTGTAGTGTCTGTGTAGTAGTATACTCACAGCCCAATGGCTAATTATTTGACTCCATACAAGTCCAAATAACAAACTCCATAAAAATAATTCAAGGCTCCAATAAAAACCAATCATTTATACTCCAATTTAATTGTCATATATACTTATGATGGGTTATAGAGACATAATATTGAATGATGGCTACACTATTATTCCTGAATTTTTAGATCGAGCAGACTTGAAAAAAGTTGTAGATCTTGAAAGGAATACTTCTCCATGGAAAGGTCTACACAAAGAATTTGGCTGGCAAAATGAAAAGATCTTTGACAAACAAGATTACGTGCATTATTGGAGTGTACAGGTAAAAAAACAAACACATTGGTTGCAAGAAAAACTGCATCCTATTGTCAGTGACATCATGCAAACCAACTACAAATGGTTTTTGGTTGACTTTCATACAACAAATCCTGGCAGTGACTATATACTAGCACACATTGATACACCATATCAATTTAGACCATGGAATCATATCACAGAATTAATTGCTGTACAATGTTTGATAGCAGTGGATGATTTTACGCACGAAAGTGGTGCCACACGTCTTATAGCTGGTTCACATCGCGAACAGACATTGGTTGAAGATATAGGCAGTAAAGAATTAGACGATAAACTTTTAGCTGAGGGCAGTGATTTTGTAGCACCAGCTGGAAGCGTTGTGATATATCATCCTCGAACCATACACAGTACAATGCCAAACATGTCCAACAAACCTAGGAGTGCATTGTTGTTGTGTGCAGTGCGTCCTGATCTCATTGATAGTTTGGTACACTATCAACCACAATACGAGGAATAATCAATTGAGATTAAAAACACTTAATAAATTAAAAATACTTTTCTTTGGTTTACCAGGAGCAGGAAAAACCACACTAGCAAAAGACTTTGCAGATCTAATAGGTGGTGTACATGTTAACGCTGACGAAGTAAGAAAAAAATACGAAGGACACGATAGACAAAATTGGGACTTTTCCAATGCTGGCAGAATACGTCAAGCAGAGCGTATGCGACTTATATCAGATGGCATCATGCAGGCGGGTAAAATGCCGGTGGTGGATTTTGTTTGTCCAACAAATGAAACACGAGCAGTGTTTGAACCCAACAGTTTTCAAACCTTTACAGTATTCATGGACACCATTACAGAATCTGAATATGCAGATACAAATGCAGTGTTTGAAAAACCAGCACCAAACTATGTTGACTATCACGTACAAGCATGGTTCAAAGATACACACGAAGTACTCGTGCCTGTTGTAGAACGCTACATGCAAAAACAACAAAACACATTGATTGGGTATATAGGAAGAAGAGTAGATGAAGAGAGTGTATAGAACAAACAGGCTGGGCCAAATCAAAAACTTTATAAAAGAGTCACACAGACTATCTCCAGTGGCGTTTTATTGTGAAATGGTTGAAACACTATTGCTGTTAACAGCTTCAGCAATTCTTACATTCACAGTGCTGGATCCTGCTACAGAAATATTCATTCCGTTGTATCTAGCAGGATCAATACTTGGAGTTATCAGCACAGTGATACGCAAGGCATTTTTTGCCATAGTGCTTTGTGCTTGGTTTGTTGTGATGAACAGTATTGCACTTGTTACATTGGTGTTTGGTGCATGATCACTTGGGGTTGGACTGGACTTTCGCATGACGCTAGTATGGCAGTGTTTCACAAAGATAATTTGGTGTTTGCGGCACACAGTGAACGCTACAGCAAAAGAAAAAATGATAAAATAATTCATCCTGGACTTATGCAAGACGCATTTGCTTATGGTCCACCTGATGAAATATTCTTTTATGAAACACCATGGCTCAAAAAAACACGACAATTATACGCAGGACAATACGGTTTATTAAAAAAAGAATCGCCTGATTATTTTTTAAAAATTGTAAATGATACACTTAGAAAAAGTAGTATCAGCAACGGCAACTTACCACCTAGTCAGTATACAAGACATCATCACAGTCATGCCGCCGGAGGCTACTATACATCCACATACGATCATGCAACCATTGTTGTTTTGGACAGTATTGGTGAATGGGAAACATTCACCATATGGGAAGGCATAGATAATCAACTGCACAAACGTTTTTCACAATCATATCCACACAGCGTAGGAATATGGTACAGTGCTATGACACAGCGTATAGGATTGAAACCACAGGAACATGAATACATATTGATGGGAATGGCCGCAATAGGAGATCCAAACAAATACTACAATGACATTAAAAAAGATTTTATTGCACGTATGCCTGATCAATCAAATCCGCGTGTAAAGTTTAAACGCAACTGTCATAGAGGTTGTTTGGATTGGAGACCTGATCTACGCACACCACAGGACTATGCTGATATTGCCAGTGCCACACAGCGAATATACGAAGAAATATTCACAGGCATTCTAGAATACGCTCGTATTCATTATCCTTCACGCAACCTTGTGTTGATGGGTGGCTGTGTGTTAAATTGTGTTGCAAACAGTTTGGCCGCTGATTACTATGATGATATATGGATAATGCCCAACCCAGGTGATGCTGGTTCGGCCATTGGCTGTGTTCTAGCACACAAAAAGAAAAGAATAAATTTTGATCATGCTTACTTGGGTACAGATATTCCAGGTCCTTATCCTATAGAAGAAGTACTGGAAGATCTACACGAACACAAGATTACAGCGGTTGCTTCGGGCCGAGCCGAGTTTGGACCACGAGCACTAGGACATAGAAGTATCTTGGCCGATCCCCGAGGCTCCGATGTAAAAGACAGAGTAAATCAATTGAAACAGCGTGAAGCATTTAGACCTTTTGCACCAATGATACTTGAAGAATATGCTGATCAATACTTTGAAATGCCAGTGCCTACTTCCCCGTACATGCAGTATGTGGCAAAATGCAAGCATCCTGATAAATTTCCTGCTATAGTACACTACGACAACACCAGTAGAGTGCAGACTGTTGGCAAAGAAATGGGTCCTGTACGTAAACTACTAGAGCGTTGGCACAGTGAAACAGGCTGTCCAATGCTGTTGAACACCAGTCTTAACATCAAAGGTCAGCCATTGGTTAATTGCAACCATGATGCAAATAGATGGATTATTAAAAATGGAGTTGACATTTGCTTGCCCGTATAGTACAATTATTAGAGTATTTGCCTATTGTAGGCAAAAGATTGAAAAAACGTAGACGTAGACGTGAATTGCTGGAAAAAATAAAACAGCAGGATCCATACATCTACGAATAGGAGGAATCATGTACGCTATTCAGTACGAACCACGAGTTGAAGATCCAGTGATTATTGCTAGATTTGAAACCAAAGCAGAAGCAGACTTGGCACTAGCTGAAATAATAATACGCAAACCCAAAGCTGGAAAACATCACAAAGTAGTGCAGGATTGGACCATTCCTGGCGAAGAAGAGTGGCACAACCCAGCACCATCATAGAGGAGACAGTATGTCACAGTTTGATTGGAAAAGACCAACTGTTGCAATGTTAGGAACATTTCAACCTTGGCAAGAAGAAAACACAGACGAATTCAAAACAATACACAAAAGAACAAACCAGGTAGTTATACTGGTGCAAGAGTCACGCAGTCAAGTGGACTTTATGCACGTAAGAGATCAAATTCAAGACGAGCTAGGAGAATTGGGATTCAATCATGAAGAAGATTATATAGTACAACCAGTTCCATATATCACTGATTTCTACAACACAGGCAGTAAAGAATATCGTGTTACCACGCCCGAGTAGGATCAAATATTAATTGATCTTTTTGCCAACTCCATGGACCAAATCTTAGATTGTCCACGTCAGCTTCAGCATAGAACCTATCCAAAGTATCACCAAGTGCTAGTCTAAATTCTAGTGCTTTGATTTCAAGATGTCTTGTATTATGTGGCACACAGTCTCCGTTGAGATATTTTAAAAGATTCTTTTTAAACATTCGCATAAAACCAGCATCTTTTTCATCTACATTGTAGTCTACATTGTAGAATTGACTAGCGTTCCAATTTTTATAATATTCTTTTAATTGAAGTTTATTTTCAATTCTTTTTATATTGTAGGGTGGTAGGTTACGCAACGGGTTTGGCATCCAGCGTTGTTGTTCTATCTGCATGTGTATTCGATCTTCTATGTAGCCTTGTTCTATCAAAGCACTGATGTACAGCATTCTATCTGAGCCTGGATGAGCAACCAGCGTGTTGTAGTTTACCCACTGCATCTGTTGTGGTGCTAGTACGCCGTTACGATAGATATCACTGCCTACCACACAGGCCTTGTGCATGGTATACAAACCAGCTATTTCATTAAGATCCTGCCACGGCGTGGCCATGTATTCTACTATGTTTTCATAGCGAGTGTCAAGTGGATAAAATTTTCTATCCAGTGTTATTTTTCTATATTCTTCTAGTGTGACTTCTGCCATATAGATTCTATTACCACTGCTGGCAAAGTAATCATCAACAACGCTGTCATCTTTGTTTTTAGAAAAATCTACCATTTATCAATACCAAGTATTGCTCGCATGCGATAATACTGTAGATCCTGTGTTGTTTGTATATCACACCACGGTCCACCATTGGTGAAGTGTAAAGCACCTGCAGATTCTGTGTAATCATATTCATCAACCAGCCAGTTCCAGCGTAGATCCAAACCTCCTATCTCTTCGTCTTGTAAATGTAAAAATCTATGCAACTGTTTAGGCTCAGCACTGTTACAGTATTCAGGTGTTAGCACTCGATTACTAGGATGAGCACAGTTCCACATAATTAAACTGCTCCAGTTCTTACGTGGAAAGTTTTCCTGTACGTGTCCAAATGCTTTGGTTTTAATTTTGCTTTCGTAGTTGTGTTTGCACACCATTACAGCATAACGATCATCACGTTGTTCCCACAGCTTGGTTACATCATCTTGCCACAAAAAATCACCATCACAGAATATAGCCCAGCCACTCCAAAAACTACAGTATGGAATATAAAATCTACTGTAGACAAACGTGGTGCTTTCATTGTCTTTGCTGGGTCTGTCATAGGCAGGAATAGTCTTTGCAGTGTTGGGTTTGATAACTGCGTCTTTGCAGTAGTGTTGAATACTGCCAGTGCATAAATCATACATTTCTCTGTGTCTGCTGTCAAAACCAACGTGAACTATAGGGTGTTGTGCAGTCGATTGGGCTTGTTGGATTGTATATTGTGTTAAAATTCCCATTATCGGGTCTCCATATTCCGTTTTGTTTTATCATGCGTTTTGGTCCTATCCACAGTGTGTGATCATCTTGTTGTTGTATGTCCCACAGCATGTCAATGTCTTCCCACATACCTTCTCTGTGTATAGCATCATAGTAGCTGAGGTGCCAAAAAGCCATTTTGAATCTATAGTCATTCCAGGTATCCATTTTTTTATGATATTTTTTAATTCCTGTGTACACCGGAGTGTTGTGTGGCGAACAGCCATCACGCCACATTTCAATCCATTCGTACACTGTATTAAAGGTTGGGTGTTCAAAATTAACAAAACAATTTTCTATTTTTTCAGCAGTGTCGCAGACCTCGTAGTCCCAGTTTTCGTAAAACTTGTAGGGCACTGTTGAATAGTCTATATAAACATACGGCACATCAATGGGGTCTGTCAAGAACATTATGCTGTAACGTTTGTCACTGCCAGGATGACAGTTGATCATTGGATAACCAAAGCTCAGCAACTGTACAGGTGCGTGTATGGTTTGCTTGTCGTTGATGTCTTGAGCTAGCCAATATATCTTAAATAGTCTAAACACAGCTCGAAGATCATCATCTTTGGTGTCTGCATTTACACGTAAGGGACCTAGGTCAGCGAATTTTTCTTTTTTGTAGCGATCTACTCGTAGAAAATCATCAATTATTCTACTGAAGTCTTTGAGGCTGTTTAAGCCAATAGTAAGCACGTCATAGAAGGCTTGACTATCCAGTGTTCCTCGTATATAATAAGCATTGTGTGTACTGTTACACCAGTCAACAAAGTGTTGAATATATGTGCGTTTTGTAGTCACGTTGGTGCTTTGCTGAAAACTACGCATATAATTACTTATAAAGGAAAATATAGATGTTAGATGTCTTTTATATCAGCTACAACGAAGATTTTGCTGATGAAAACTATGAAATGCTACAGGTGTTTGCACCATTGGCAAAAAGAATACACGGCGTAAAAGGTATATTCAATGCACACAAGCAGGCGGCTGAAAAAAGCAATACCAAGCATTTTTATGTTGTAGATGCTGACGCTATCATTGAAGAAGAATTCACCTTCAAGTTTACGCCCAGTTCATATGTAGATGCATATCCAGGAGTTCCTGAAACAGATTGCGTTTTTACCTGGCGTAGTAGAAATCCAATAAATGATTTAATTTACGGCTATGGTGCAGTAAAACTGTTTCCTAAAAAACCTTTTTTAGAACTAACGGATTGGAGTGTTGATATGACCACAAGTATAGGCTGTCCGTTTGTACCTAAATTCCAAATAAGTAATGTTACAGCGTTTAACACGGATCCATTCAACACATGGAAAAGTGCGTTTAGAGAATGTGTCAAATTAAGCAGTAACATCATTGACAACAACGATAGCTTGGATGACAAATACAGATTGGATGTTTGGTGTACACGCGGTGAAAAAAGAGAATTTGGTGAGTATGCACTGCTAGGTGCTCAACAAGGTAGAGAATTTGGTAAAGAGTATCGTGAAAACAAAGACGCACTGAAAAAGATCAATGATTTTGATTGGCTAGAAAAGAAATTTGAAGAAGCATTATGAGTGAAGGTTATAGCAAACCAATACAAGATGAAATAACACAAAAGTATCATTGGGTCAATGGGCTTGATGAATACTTGATACAGACCAAAAGTCCACATTTGGACAAATTCACTGCATTGAGAAATGCTGTGTTCTATGGCAATCCTTATAAGATAAAAGAGTTATTGCTGGATGAAGTTGCACGTGGATTCAACAGTACAACCTATGATGCACAACAAAGTGAAGAATTTGTTAATATTATACTACATGGACACATAGACTGGACAAAATGGATAACACACAAAAAATTAATTAATTATTTTGCATCTTGTATTCCTGAAAAACTATTTCAAAATATAAATTTATGGAGTGATAGATACGGCGGAGATGTGGTAAACATCAATGATCATTTCAGCAGAGGACAAGTAATGAGCAAGATGTGGATGTTGGATGAGCTGGAAAAAATAGTAGAAGATAAAATGATGGGCAACGTGCTGATGTATGGCGCCTGGTATAATACATTTGCTTATTTTCTTTTTGAACGCTTTCATGTTGAAAAGATCTTTTCGCTTGATGTTGATCCTAGTTGTTGGGAAATAGCAGACAACTTCAATGCTCAACAGTGCTACAAAGAAGATTGGCGTTTCAAAGCCGCCACAGTAGACGTGAACACACTGAAGTTTGACAGTGATAAAAAACTTCGTTTTCCAGTGCAACGACCAAACATGAGTGACACCGCTGTAACATTCAAACCAAACATAGTGATCAACACCAGCTGTGAACACATGAGTGATGAATGGTTCTACAATTTACCGGATGGTATGCCTGTTTGTTTGCAAACCAATGACTATTTTGAAAACGAACAACACACCAACTGTGTACACAGTGTTGATGAAGCAAAAGAAAAATACAAGTTCAGCACCTATGTTTATGCTGGAGAACTAAAAACTTGGAAATACAAAAGGTTCACCATTGTTGGAATCAAATAAACAATACGATTGGTGGTGCAGTTGGCCAGTTGGCAAAGATGAACACCTAGCAGACAAAACTGTAACTGAAGATGGAATTGATTACAGCTACAACAATCTAGGCTTTAGAGGCAGTGCATTTCATGGAACTAGTGGTATAGTAGGTGACAGTTATGTATACGGTACAGGTGTAAATTTTCCATTTGCCAATCAACTTGGATTAGACAACCTTGGTTGGCCTGCGGCCAGCAATGATAGAATTGTGCGACATGGCATACAGTACATTGGCAATTATAAACCAGAACTGCTAATAGTGTGCTGGACCTATGGCTACAGAAGAGAATGGATTACTCCATCTGGTGCACCATACGATTTCAAACGCAGAAAACCTGGTGGCGGTATTCAAGAGGCTGAGCTGGCACTAGCAGAACTTGGCAATGACGCATACGATCAATACAGTTACCAAAAAAATCAAATGCTGATACAACTTTACTGTAAAGCCAACAATGTACGCTTGATTGAAATCAACAATCATACAATAGAGCTGGTTGGCTATGACCGTGCAGTAGACGGCAAACACCCAAATCAAAGCTGGCACAATGACATGGCTGATCTTGTCAAGGATCTTATTGATGCTGAATAATGTAACATGGGGACAAAATGCTGGCAAAAAACTGCCTGTTGATGTAGAAGCATTATCAACACGTGAACTTCAGCGTGAGTGCAGTAGAGCTTTGGCCAGTGGTGCTATTGTTGCCACGTCTGCAAACCTTACTAAGTACAATAAAAGTGCACCTCATAACAGTCACCTATGGTACAAGGCTGTTATTGATGATTATGTAAAACAATACGGGGACTTGCCAAGTTGTGCTGGTCCTGGTAAAACTGTAAAACTGATACTGGAGGAATAATGAACAGAAAAATACGTGATGCACTAGAAAAATTCTGCAAAGAAAACATTGGCGTAACTCCTAGTAGGAAAGAATTAGTATCTTTGGTTGATGATCTAGATAGGAAAGTAATGCACAATTACTTTGGCAATACAGGTAATTGGAAACCTGACAATAAAAATTTTAATGCAAGCGGAGAAGCCTTAGTTGAAAAGGTAAACAGTCTGAATCCTAAAAAGGTACTAGATATAGGATGTGGATACAATTTATTAAAGGGTAAGATACAAAATCTATGGGGTATAGATCCGTTTAATAGTAATGCTGACGAAATGCGTGACTTGATGGACGCTAGAGTGGACGGAGAGTACGATGTAGTGCTTTGTCTAGGTTCATTGAACTTTGGTTG